CGCCTTGGGCGGAGACGGTAGTCCCAACGAGGCCGGTCGTTCTGGTCCCACGGGTCAACTGCTTCACGTTCTGGCTCATGTACCAATCCAAGCCAAGAGCGCGACCCATTTTGCCGTTCATGTACTGTTTGCCAATTTCCGTGGAGTTGTTGAACAACGCCTTCAGCCCGTCAATGGTAGCAGCTTCAGCAGCGGGGTTCACAACAGCGATACGAGGATTAATTGGAGCAACAGACTCGTTTAGCTTCTGGTGAGCGCCCATCCATGTATTAACAGTAGACGGGGCGGTACCAGCTGTTCCGACCAGGTTGTAAGTAGCCTCAACAGCTTTACCATAACAGTAGTGGTCAATCTTGGAAGCCAGAACGGACATGGCCGGTTGAATGAACCGACGAGAAAACTCATTGATGTCAAGAGCCAACTCAGCGTCGGAAAAGTTCATGTCAACACCACGAATTGTGCCGATCACCAACGAAACGCTGGATTCGCTCTGGTCCTGAGCGTTAATACCCCAGGTTTCACGAACGGTGTATTGGTTGGGCAGACGGATACGCAGGGTGGACCCACGTTTCTGACCACCGAACTCGGTTTCTTTGTCATGTTGTTTGTCAATATTTCCGACAAACGCCAGGTTGTTATGCAACACGCGGAGGCTTTCCGCGGTAATTGCAGACGGTCCTAAAAGAGTACTAGACATTTTTCCTATTCCTTATATCTTCCCCTCGTTCCGCAACCTGATCCACTCATTTGGGTTTTCCGCAAGCAACTTGTCAGGATCGAAAGTGCTTGAAGATTTCCCCTTGACCGGGCTAATCGGCGGGGGAGCATTTGTAGTTTTTTTATTTGACAATCTTGCTTCAATTTTTCCAAGGGCAATCGCTTTTTTCAGCGGAGACAGCTTTGCGATTTTTGCGGCCTCTGTTGGATTTTTCCCAAGGTGGTATGCGATATCTTCGGGAGCGTCGGTTTCAAAAAGAGCTTGCGCCATTTCGTTGCTCATCACATCGCCGGGCAAAGAAAAAACAACCTGTTCGTAATCCTTGTATTTTTCTTTCCCGCTTTTATTGGTGTTCGCCACCTTTTCAGCAAACTCGGCCTCTTGCTGTTGACGAGTTTTTGTTTCGTTCTCCTTGGCCCGAAGTTCTTTGGCTTTGACATCACGCTGCTCAAGCTTCCAATCTGTCAGCGCATCATAAAAATCTTCGTCAGTCTCAAAGTCTTCAAGCTTTGGTCTTCCCTCTGTTTTCAGCCGTTCGGACTTTACCTTTTCCAGTTCTTCAGCCAGCCTTATTTTTTCCTCGGCTAACTCTTGGGCCTTTGCTAATGCGGCCTCTTTGTCGCGCCTTTCCTGCTCGCGCTGGTAGGTAATCTTGTCGAACCGCTTTTTAAACCAAGGGGGTTCCTCGTCTTCCTCCGCTTTTGGTGCCTGATCTTCATCAGTAATTTCTTCTTCATCTGCCTGAGTTTCCTCAGTAAATTCTTCCTCGACTTCTTCCGCCATTGCGTTTTCAGTCTCCATCGGTTCCTCCTATGCCTGCATAAAGCAGTGAAAGTGTGCCTGGTTTTACCCAGTTTTATGTGGTGTCTGGATGTCAATAAATTTCTTGGTGTTATCCAGATCCTTGCCCTTCAGTTCTAAACCCTTTCCTTGTAGTTCAAGAAGTGTCTTGTCGTAATCAAGCTTCTTTTCTTCAAGACCGATTTGTTTAATCTGAAAATCTATTTTTTTTGCCTCAACCTCCAACGCAAGCTTGTCAACCTCGGCTTTAATTCTTGCTTGTTCCTCCGGGTTCGGTTGGGGTTGAGCTATCTCTTTTAATTCGTCTCCCAATCCTTCAGCACCCGGCCAATCAAGATTTTTGGCTATTTTTGGTATCAAAACAGGAGCAGCGTATGGTGCCGTTTGAGCAAGTTTTGTCATACCATCAGCGGCCTCAATTCTCTTGGTAAGATAATTCGGACCAACATCAAAGGTGATGTCATACCTTCCCACCGAAATATCATTAACGATCTCACCGGTAACAGGGTCTTCGTAGTTAATCTGGAGCCAACCAACAGCACCGTCTTCGTTTAAAAGCCTGACAACCCGCTGTGTGTCGTAAATTTTGGGAATTAAATCGACAAGAATTTGAGCGGTGTATTTAATCGCCCTTGCCTGGTTATCTATAAAAACGTAAGTTGCTACGTTGCCCTGTTGCTGTCTTGCGGCAATCGCCCTGCCAGAAGTTTCGTTGCCGCTTGCACCAAGGGATGCGTCAAAGATTCCCGTGGTAGACTTAATATCGTCAGACGAAACCATTGCCTCACGGTATGCACCCGTATTCGGAATTGACGGGGCTGACGGCTGTGGCCTACCCAGACCAACTTCGTTGAACAAACGATAAGCTTGTGGCTTTCTATGAGCTTCCTGCCATTGTCGTTCGTGACCTTCAATTTCCTCTGGAGTGACGTGGTATGGCTGTTTTGGAGCCATTGCCAATGTTTCCACTGTGTTAGATCGCGACCAGTTGTAAAGTCGTTGAGCATCAATGGCGTGTCTTACGGTAGAGCGAAATACCCTTTTCCCTTGAATCCAAACTTCCTCGCCACTGCAACAAATAATCGGTATGTATTTACCGGGCCATTCGTTTGGCCCTTCAAGAATTTCCTGCCCGTTCATCTTGCACCACATGACCTTTTCGTACTTAACCTTGCGGCTGCGCTTAAATTCTTGTGGTTCAGACAGGTTGTCTCCGCTAACGGTTTTGGCAATCCTTGCACCAATCTCATGGTCTTCAACAAATTGCTCAACAATTTTAGGGTTTTCTATCTCTACTGTTTTCCCGTTGGCTAAAAGAAAAACTTCTTTCTCTGCCTTTACTTTGTAAAAATATTCGGCAACCCTAACGGTATTGTCAGCAAACCAACCGGATTCTTCCTCTCCCTTGCTTGACTCAAAGCTGGCAAGTTGGGCTTTCGGGAATTCTTCTTTAAATTTGTCTTCGTGCATGACATCAACGATGAAGGCGTATTTTGCATCGGAGTAATCGGAACGAATGGATGATTGGTCATAATAAACTGAGTTTGGGTTGACTATTCGTTCTATGCGAATGTCCTGGTCAAATGTCGTGTCGTCAGAATAATCGGTTACAACACGCCAATAACCATAACCGCCACGGACAGCGTTCTCGTAACCAGCGTCATACGCCGATTCTGCGTCACTGATGTTCTCGATGTTTCTAATCAGCGCCGTATAAACCTCGGCAATCGCAAAATCACCGTTTTGGTCAACGGGTCTTACTTTAATTCTTGGACGGTTCTTTCTTGCCTCGCCCGTGATTTGTTTAACTGCGCCTGCCACTTTATTAATAACAATGCAGGGGCGGCCTATCCGTTCAGACTTGTCTTCGTCTGTCCATTGTTCGCCATTTTCAAAAGCGGTGTCCCTGTCGAACAGTTCACGATTCTCCTGCTCGGCAGACTCAGAGTCTTTAAACCTCAACCTTGCCTTCTTTAAAAGTTCGTCTTTTTCTTTTTTCACAAGCTCATCCATCCTGAAGGCTGCGGTGGCGGCATCTCAATCCGTTGCGGACGAGAAGGACCGAATATTTTTGTTGCCGGGTACTGAAGGGCGTCATGCACATCGCAATACTTATCCTTGTGACTTCCAGATATAGTGTCCTTGAAAACACCGGAATGACCAATCTCAGGATACCCGTACCCACCCAAGAAACCTGAAAGCAGCAACGAGCACTCTGTTGGGTCCATCAAGAACCCACCCCGCCTGTTAAGGCGATTAGCAACAGACTCCCTGCGAATCTTGAACGTCTGTATGCCGGGACGAATGTTTATGCCACAATGCTTCCTTACATAGTCAGCGGGAGTTTGTTTGGTTGCGTCCCGCGTTTTGTTTCCAGCAGGGTCGCCAATATCAGTATAGGTTGTGTCCGGTGGAAGATTTTGGGCGCACCAAATTTTCACAAGATCCCCGAAATCCTCAATGCCAAGGTCTTCTTCCCAAAACTCTTTGAACACAAGCCATTGATTTCCCATCAAATATGTGGCCACACACGCCGGGTGAAGTCCTGTGTGGTCCCATCCTCTAATGACTGTTGTATGTCCGTTCTCAATCCCCTTTGTAACAATGGGAAGCAGCGGAACCTTGGAAACATGGGTTTCTCTGTCGAACTCTGGATAAACCGCCTTGCCCGTAAACGCTGGGTCCCAAGAACACATATATTCCTGGTTGAACAGGGCAAGACCTCTTGAAACGCCGTATTGAGAAATGTACTCCCGTTTTTCAGTTTCAAGCTGTTTCTCTGTAAAAACCCCCGTTTTGTCGGCAGTAAGCAGTTCAGCGAACCAATCTTTTTCTTTCAGGGCAAACTCATAGGTGGTTTTGCCATGATTCGGACCACGCGGCGTATAAACAAACAACGCCCACCCACCGTTTTCTGCCAAAATCGGCCTGAGATATGCCCAAGCGTCAGGATTTGACAGGGGCCACTCTGAAAACACAACTCCGGCAGGGGGGGAACCGACCAAGCTGTTGAAGTTATCAGAGCCGACCACCTGCCAAGTCGATCCGGTCTTTGTCCGAATCATCATTTCCTGTTCGCGGGTAGTGTCCCTAAACCCCTTAGGGAACGCTTCATCAATTCGCCTGATCCCAGTATGGGGGTTTACTGCATCCCAAATTGCCTTTCTCGCCTGTGACGCCTCTGGAAGCATGTGCCAGTAAGTCGCTGGCCGTAAAACAGTTGCCTTGGCTCCCCAATGCAGGCAGACATCATCTTTCCCAGCGCGACGGTGCCAAACTGAGACTGCGCGTTTACCGCCACCTTCCAAGTAGTCCCACACGTTCATTTGGTAGTCGCGTGGCATCCAATTATTCGGAATCTGTATGGTCGTCATAAACGCAAAAACCCGAACCACCCACGATTTCTCGCAGATAATTCGGGTTTCAGATACCTTTCGGTCTGAGTTATGCCCTATTTCGGCCACCATACCGTTTTGGCGGAGGGTAGACGAATCGAACGCCCATGTTTTACCACGCCCCGGTTTTCAAGACCGGTTGCCGACCATTCAGCGGTACCCTCCGTTTATTCAATTAACGGACGATGAACTATAATAAAATACCGCCGAATCTCTCATTGCTACCTTACCTCTTTGGTCCTGTTGCGCCTCTCATCCAAACGACAAACAACGCCTTCAGAGAAATGAATTTCAACACAACCCGTAAATTTTCGAGCTACCAAATCTGACAAAATTGTAATTAATTTCTTTAACATTTTACCTTGGCAATCATTATGGCACAAAAATAACAAAATTGCAAGGTATATTTACAATTTATTACGAAAATGTTAAAAAACCTTTTATGCTTATGAGTCAGGTAGCCTCTCAACCTTCATTAAAAAATATCTTCCACCCAATCCATACTTAAAGAAAAACGCATAACCATCTGAAAATTGAACATAAGTTTTACAAAACAACAAAAATGGATATTCCCACCACTTTATCCTGTGTCTATTCAAATCAAATTTAGAAAAGACATAGTTGTGGTAAAATGGATTGTCTGATTTGTTCACATTCACAAAATAAACTCCTTCCAGATCAAGTCTCGCCTAGATGGCCGGAACAAAACAAGCAACTCCAAGTTTAAAAAATCCCTTTCGTAACTAACAATTTCACCCGTAATCGGTGGACGGAAACCTAAATTGCGTAGTTCCTGGCCCAACGAACGGAGGAAATTGCCGTTTAGCAAACGCTCGTCAAATTTTATTTTTATCACGATACCACCTTTCAATGGGCAACGGTTCTATTTCTGTTTTTTTACCATGCTTATTGATTGAAAACCAACGATGCGCAGAAACAGCAACAAGCCCGTATTGTTCGTCCCGAAACAAAATTGATACTGGCTCTCCTGTCTCAAGATCACAAAACACGCCAATTGAATCACTTAGGTCCATGATTTATCCTTATACCACCTACACTTATTATTCTTGTTTATTTCTGACGGTGATCGCCTCGGAGTAAGGCGGTCGTACCATGTTCCCATATTCTTCGGCGCTCGACACTTGCCCTGAACGTAGTTAGCACATTCAGAACAGTAAACCCTGCCTATCTTCCGCAACAACGACATCGACCATACACAGAACCCAATACGTTTCCAATAACTTGACCTAAAAAAAATTCGTAATAGTTTGTACCGAAAGCGGCCAACCCTTGATGTTGGTATTGATTTTGCATGGCTTGGATTTGATTCTGTCTAAAGTACTGTTGCTGAGGTAGCAATCCCTTTGAAAAATTAAAATATCTCCGTTCAAGATCAGTTAGACACGTTTTATTGAACTCGTCCTCCGCTTCTTTCACCATGTCTGTCGTTATAAATGTGCGACCCTTGGATATTTTCATTAACTCCCTGTGTATTGTCATTCCCCAATCCTTTTTTTATACCACCCACAGTCGTGGTTTGTGTTTATCGTTCGTGCCGGTCGCCTTGAGTCTATTCCGTAGTTTCCAACAACAATATTGTCTGGGTAAACGCAATACTGAAATGTCTCGTTAGCGCACCTGTAAAAACAATGTTGACAGAAAACTGAATTCGTTTTTTTGCCCTCTCTGCCAACCTTTTGTTCCAGCGCCCTTATCCGTTCTAAAAGTTCGTTCCGTATTTTGTTTGTCGCATATAGAATTTCTGTCCTAACAATGTGCTTTGATTGCTCTACTAAAGATTCGTTTATTCTGCTTTCTGACGAAAAATTGTTAATTTCCGACATAATTAATCCCCCCAATACTTGTTTTTATACCAAGGGCAGTCATTATTGGCATTTATGTTGCATGGTAGTTTGTTTCTTGCACCTTCCTCAGACTTCCAGTTCGCTTTTCTGTTTTCATCTGCCCAACAAGCACCGACCATTTCCCATTCTTCACCACCGTCTTCGTATTTTTGACTGCGCCAGTTATATTCATCGTCACGGAAATGTTCGCAAGAAATACAGTAAACTGGTTCACGTTTATTTTTATACACATTGTTCCCAACAATATATACTGTTTTGCCCTTGTATTTTATTGAGTCGATTTTAGTGCCGCACTGTGGACAAAATTTTGATGGTTTAAAACTGCTGGTATTACCACACATTTCTTTATTCATTTGTATTGTAAATTCACAACACTCGTTCATAATCCCCCCATCCAATCAAAAATGTTAAGGCCAGGGTCAGGTAAAATAGTTCTTAAATGTAACTTGTAGTCGTTAAGAATCCTAATAATGTCTTCAACCCCGTCAGCATGATAACAGCAGCTGTAAGGAATCTTCGTTATTGCAAGTTGCCCCCTCAAAATCGCCTTCATCGTCGTCTGGGCAAACCCGTCATACGGCTTCCACCTGATCGTTGCTGCGTGGTCGTTGGTAAGAGCGTCCATTTCATCTTCAGGAACCTGCCCGTGATAAAACACATTTTCGTTGAAAGGAAAGGTTGGTTCCGTGCCAAAAATATGGAACTCCCAATCCGGCATGGCGCAGGCTACGGCGTTTATCATTGGCTCACCGTACTCTTGTTCACGGCCTACATGGGATGACATATACACCTTTTTGGCCAGGTTCTTTTGTTTTTTATACTTTTTAATGTCGTTGATAAACCACGGGCGAACTTTGGCGTAAATCCCCATTTCGGCCAAGTAGTTCTGCTGAACATGGTTGTGGCAAGCGCACACAGGACTGGCCTCTAAAAACTTGTCAAGCAACCTTTCCTTGTTTTGCAACAAGAATAAAACGTCAATACCGTGCCAAAACACGCACTTGTATCCACGATGGTTACGCATCAACTGGTGGTCTTCAAAAGAGTACAGCCAGAACTGAGTCGGTTCGTCATTATCCTTGGCGGGATCGTACAACTCAAAATCAAAGTTGTCCAAGGCTCGTTTACCGTGGAACTCCATTAGCGGAGAATGGTAAAGTTTCATGCTTTCCCTACATAATAAAGCCAAAACCGCTTATTTTTGCTATCAATTCGGTATATATAATCTTTGGGTGCCATTAATTCCCTTACCCGCTCATTTTCAAAAAACTTAAGTGGGCCAACCTCTCTAACCGCAATGTCAAAACCTCGTATAGTTTTTTCCGTTGACACAATTTTACCGATACATGGCCCGTCTATACAGACAAGTTTCATACGTGTCCCCCTAAAACCGCCAACAAAACATGGCACTCGCCACACCACCGTCAACAGGAATAAACATCATCTTAACACTGCCCCTGCCACGCCCAACCTCAACAACACCCGCCGCCGCTGGCTTTATCCCACCGTAGCCATACACCAAGCCAGCCGGAAGCGTCCCTCTCAAAAACACATCCCCGCCAAATCGTATTTTGGGAGTCATAAACTCGTACCCGACCGAATACGACCGATTATAATGGCTGTTGCGAAATGTCATGCCGAACCATTGGTTGACCGACAAAAGAAATGCGTGGTTGTTCCGCTCGTTCATGTCCTCCGCACCGCTGAAATGATAACAGAATGGCGCGTAACCAACGACAACATCGCCAGCGAAAGCACAGCACGGCAATAACAACAGGACCAGAACGATGGTCTTCACAATTCCCCCTCGTTCAATAAGACCAGAATTAAAAATACGTCCCAGCAAGGCCGGTGGTAAACCAAGTCTCTGTGGCAAAAGCCTACCTGCCACGGACGTACATCACAGTTGCAGAACGGGCAGAGGTTCATTTGGCCTCCGGTGGTTTAATGTGTGCAGAATAATATTGCCTACAATTTTTACACCACCCAACCGTCAACCCAAGAGTGGTCACCTGTAACTCAAGCTTGTTTTTGCAGTTCGGGCAGAGCTTCATGTCGCCTCTGGTGGTTCGGGTAGCGGCATCCAGTGGGTTGCAAAGACCATTATATCATAGTCAGAATAGTTTTCACAAAAATCAAGCCCGTTAAAAGCACCAACTATCATTTCTTGCCCGTCAAACAACAGAACATCTTTTTCCCTCTCTGGGGTTTTGTCCCTCACGCTTATCCAGTTCATTCCACCACCCCTGTCACGTTTCTTCAAAATAGCTTTTTGGAAGCGTGTTCCCAGCGTAATAATATATTCTTGCTGAAACATCATCTAAAACAGATGGTAGGTCAGCTTCTTTGTCAAAGCAAATAGCAGACTCAGACTTCTTCGGCATAACCTCAGACAACAAATCGCGGAACTTGTCCTCTTGCGGAGGATCGTCGGGTTGCCTCGTCCACCATGTGTATTCCTTGGGGAAACAGTCGCGTCGAAGATCGGCCATTGTCAGTTCTTTCCGGCGACTGCCAAAATCTTTCGGAACATGAAAAACAACACCGTCCATCCCACTCACAGTGGCGGTTGTAGTGTCAGGCTCAAGTGTATGCTGGCCTTGCACAAACTTTTTCATTTCGGCGTCAGTCCACTTGTCGGCAGTAAAGTGGTCTTGTGTCCTTAATTCTAGATTTTCCCAGCTTACCTCTGCCTGCCTGCGTTGCTCATCTGACAATGCAGCTTGCTCTTTTCGCCAATTATCAATATATTTTTCAACCATGTCTGCCATTTTTCCCCCTCATAATAAACTCGTCAAGAACCCTAAATGCTTGGTCAACTCGCGGGTCGATGTTGTGTTCACGAACATGCCTCATTTCATAATTTATACAGGCCAGAATACATGCCTCTCTTAACTCAGACGGTGTGAAACGTGCCTGTTCAATAAGTTGTTCTAACGTGCAAACTAAATAGTTGTATTCAGGATCGTTCATGTACTTTTCTTTTGGTGTTTTCACTTTTCCCCCCTCGTAATGGACTCGTTACGAACCCGTTTCTTCCACCTGACACCAACAATACCCTTTTCCTCCATCCACTTGTTAATATATTCTATAAGCTTATCTTCCATTTCTTCTTTTGTGTATTTTTCTTTTCGTGCTTTCATTGTCCCCCCTTATCTTAAAGCCTCCCAGTTAGACTTCGCCCTATTGACAAAAATCACTCAAGCGCATCCGATACAGACTCGTACAACCTTAAATACGCAACTACACAACCAGGAACACGCCGCCAACGACTTACCGAAACTTGACTCTTGCCAACCCGTCGAGCAAGCTCCGCCTGTGTCCAACCTAACCGAATCAGTACCTCTTTTAGCTCTTTTTTGTCCATTTTGACCAGTTTGTTAATCTTTTCCTACGAGAGAATTAACATAAGTATAATTTTGTGTCAACCCCTTCCCCACTTTTTTTCTAAAAAATTTCCAGAATCCGGGTTTCGGCGTGGCTAATCTCGTATATATGCCCCCCCCTTGGGTTGGTTTGTGGGTTGGGACTTATAATATTAGTGGGAGGGGGTATGGTACCGTTCATTGTAGCCCCCCCGGTCCTCGATGGCTGGTCTGCCTGTAGCTGGCCTGGGGCACGGCTCCGGCTGAATGGCGGCTCAGTTGGGACCTGATTAGCTTGTAATGCCATCAATATCTGTGTCTAAAATGGATGATAATCTCAATGTAAATTGATAATTTGTGCTGTTTTAATATCGGAAGGAATAACGGAGGGTTACAATTGTCTGATGTTTACCTACTATACCTTATCAGACGTTGCGGATACAATGTAGCTACTTTTATTGAATGGCTATTCATCTATAGGGGTGGCGCTGCCAGACACGGGGATTGCCTTGCGGTTAGCATAATTAAGGACTTCAATCGTGATGTTGGTATCTTGATCAATCTGTATCTTATCGCTGTATTTTGAGGGCCTTAGCTTGCCCAACCGCCACTTGATCGCGTCTATTTCGACCCGTGCGGCATTTGGATCAAGGTCGCCAGACCTGACAAGCTTGCATATTTCCGCTATTTCCTCGAAACCAAGTTCCGCCTGGTCATCCCTCGCGCGCGTGTACCAATCCCTGAACTTAGAGTATCTTTCATCCCGAAGCCATCGAAAAACCATACTTGTTGACGGCATTTTAGGGTCTTTACATATTGCAGTAAGGGATTCACCAGCGGATAGTCGGTCGCATATTTTACGGGCTATTGTGTCGTTGTATGCTGGGGGTTGTCCTACAGGTCGGCGTGGCATTGTTTAGTTTTTATGGTCCTTACACAACTGATCGATGAACCGTTCCATATCCTGTATGATTTGATTGCAGTACGTTCGGCCGTGTTTTCTGCCTGTCATGATTGACAAGTGTTCACCCGATTCGATTACGCCCACGATGCGCCGTTGATATGAATTTAGCTTAAATTGTTTCATAGTCGGCATACAGTTTGATACATTCCATCGCTATCACGTCGCTTATATAATCCCTTTGGCTGTCTACTGCCATATTTAATATGTGTTCGGCGGTGTCTCGCCGTTTCAGCTCTTCTGGAGTAACGGCAGGTGATGGCCAATCCCATCGGGCATTGATGTCTATCGTCAATTTAGGCTGCATTACTTCCATGCTTATCTGATAGCTCTTGCCGCTGTTCTTGCAATAGAATGATTAGCGATTGAATTACATCGATCAGCTCTTCAGTCTTATCTGCCAGCCGCTGGACCTGTAGCGTCAAGTCACTATCCCATAAACTCATATCTTACCCCACTTTAAAACCATACGTTTTTTTATCAACTTTTTTCGATAAAGTCAACACGCTATAGCTATTGTGCGCTAATATATGATCTTTTTTGTTTTATCCTCTTATCTTCCCCTAATCTCCAATAACCCGCCATTTTCCGGTTTTTTGGCACTTGCAAACCGTTTTGTATGTGTATATTGTTTAATCAAACCATAAAACACGGAGGAACTCATGGAAAAGGATTTTGCAATCAGACTGATGGAGCGGCCGTTAAACTGCCGATGGATTAAGGCACCGTCTCCCAATGGCGTTAAAATCATTGCCGGGCTTTTGGCTGGTGTAGTCGGTGACGAGGCCATTGTGTTTTGCTCTGATTATAAGCATAACTATCGTGTTAAACTTTCAACCGTTTCTTATAGATAGGGGAGGGAAACCAAATGGACTATAACAGAGATGCTTATAAGTTAGCATTTGACATTATTAAACGCCAATACAATGAAGGAATGAAAGACTTTCCAGGTATTTTTACACACAACGCCGTTGAAGCTAAAACACACCGACACATTATATATAACATGGGATACGGTGAAGGACATCCATTTCCTGTTGTATCTTTCCGCGCTGTATGCGAGCACATCAGGGCCGAAAAAAGCAACCCCCACTTCGAGCAAGCTTATACTCGTGAATTCTGCGACCGGACCTTCTGCCGTCGTATTGTCGCAGGCCAAAACATTTGAACCAATTGGCTTGTTTGTTAACCATAAAACACGGAGAAAACCATGAAAATTAAAGGATTGGCCCAAACAATAAAAAACATCGAAAAAATGATGAGTTTGATTGACGATAAGATTGCAGACAACGATGATCGGTTTAATATTTCAACTAACCAATTAGCCGCAAACCGTGATGATCAGTTACATGAAGCCTGGTTAGAATTGGATAGCGCCAAAGATATATTGATGGGTATCAGAACTATATAGAAAGGACATGACATGATAGTAAGCCAAACAAAGCATATTCCAGAAATAGGGAACACTGTTCAACCGGATGGCTGGCCGACTTTTGGGACATTGCAAGAAGGAACAGACTATCGGGACAGTGAATTTCCGGGTTGTCAATTTTATTTGACCTCTGGAAAGCACGAAGGGGTTGTTTTTGCGGTCAATATTAAGGTTACTGGAAAACCTCATTATACCTTTCCGAATACCAATTGGTTAAAATCCCGCTGCAAGGTTGAATTTGTTCAAGACGAAGGCAAACCAAGTAATTTTTACAGTGGATGGATTTTTCATAAACTTTAATAGAAAGGATTAAACCATGAGCCAAAAAATCTATGAAATGATCTTTGATCGTATCGAACAAGCGGTTGAAAAAGACAACCTTTTACCATGGCAGAAACCATGGGCTGGTAGCGGCATTGATCCGCAAAACCTGGTTTCAAAGAAGCCGTACAGGGGGATTAATCCTTTTATGCTGGCAGTGCAAGGTTTTGCTTGTCCTTATTGGCTGACCTATAAACAAGCCAAAAAACTTAAAGGCTCCGTTCGCAAGGGTGAAAAAGGGACACCGGTTATTTTTTGGAAGTGGATAGACAAAGAGGATCAAGACGGAAGCATAAAGCGGTTTCCTATCCTCCGGTATTATACGGTTTTCAATGCTGTTCAATGCGATGATATTGATTACCCTAAGCCAGAACTGAAAGACATACCAGCTATCGAAGCTTGTGAAAAACTTGTAGCTGGTATGCCCAACAAGCCGAAAGTGGAGCACGGTCAAACGGGTGCATTTTATCGGCCATCGACTGATTCTATCGGTATGCCGGACCGTGGTCACTTTATCGACGCTGAAAAGTACTATAGCACACTTTTCCATGAATTGACACATTCAACCGGGCATGATGGCCGATTAGGCCGACACACGAAAGAAAAAACAAGCCACCGGTTCGGAACTAAAGACTATAGCAAGGAAGAGTTAGTCGCCGAAATGGGCGCGGCGTTTCTTTGCGGCAAAACCGGAATTGAGAACAAAACGATTGATAATTCTGCCGCCTATATCAAAAATTGGATGAAAAGGCTTAAGAACAACAAGAAATGGTTAGTCCATGCAGCCGCTCAAGCCCAAAAATCAACCGACTATATTTTAGGAGTTACATTTAACGATTAGCAGCCAAACCATGAGGCACAAGCTTATTGTATAGAAAGGATTAAACCATGAAAACAGATTATGCGGGCATTGATTACGGTTTGGGCAAGACAAACACAGACGGTAATTTTCGTTATGGGGTTATCCCTGCCAACGAAGTCGGCCAAGCTTGGTATGATGAAAGCGAGGGCGAGTACGGAAAACCGTTTTGCCCTGATTGCTTCAATGAGATCGATGAAACAGCCGATTTCAGTTTTGAGGGTGGCCCAATGCAAGACAACGAAGGCAACGAAGTAATTGACGAGTATTTTTGCGTTCATTGCGAAAAAGGCGTCGATAGTAACAACCCTGACATTTGGCCCGAAGATCCTATCTGTTTTTATTACGTAGGCGATGGGTACGAGGCACATCAATCACAAGATGATTGCGATATTTTTATTATGAAAAGCCCGTACTTTACATATGCCCAGTTTTGCTCACCTTGCGCTCCGGGTGCAGTTTACTTGATGAACCCTTTAGACATCAAGGAACAAATTAGAGAGTATGTAGTTGATGGAATATCCCATGAAAATAATCGTGGTTATTGTTTCGGCCATGATTGGTTTGAAAGTGGAAAAGCGCCGTACCCTGTTTATAGCGTGAAAACCGGTAAACTTGTCAATGCTTAGCAGCCAAACCATGAGGCTTGACTCCGGTCGAGCCAAGAAGATTGCATGCTTTATATGGCTAACGGAGATTTGCCGGAAAATTGGGAATAAAATTATGAAAAAAGCAATCAAAATAATCCTATTCTGTTCAATCATCACAGCCGCATATATCGCCGGATGTCAAACCGGATACAATGCGGGTCATTTAGATGGATATAATAGGGCCCATGCCTGGTGGCTTGATAAAAAAGCCACTAAGATGGATACCGAAAAACCGATAACCATTAATCTATAAAGGGGGATATTATGTCCGCAGAGTTTATCAGCATTAAACAGGGCAAAGACCATGTGTCTTCTTTGCAGATCAACAAAAACCGTGAAATCATTGTGATTGGTGTCATCAAGCATGGTAAGCGGTTGCGGGTTAAAAAAGAAGATGTCTCTTGGTTAGTACACAATTTGGAAAAAGATTCAAACCAGTTCTAACATCTAATAAGGGGGACACCATGAATCAACTCGTAATATACAAAACAGGCGATACACAAATACAGACCACTGTGACAAATGGATATTGCGACTTCACAGGATACGGCAGGGAGAACGGGGAGAACTACACAGTTGTTGAATACCTTGAAAAGAAGGGACCAGGGTTTGTCTGTATCCCTTTTGATGATGCACTTAAGCAAATAGACGCCGCTTGTGATGCCCAATACATCGGGGCATGGGAAAAAATACCGGAAAAAAAATGGGACTATGCTTTAAACGTGCTACCGCCGGAAAAGTGGATGACGGTGAAGGGAATTAACATTTTTAGAATGTGCGAAAAGCTTACAAGCAATATTACCGCCCATTATGCACGCGCCAAGCTCACAGACGGCAGAGAACTATTTTTTACCGCTAACCGCAGAACGTCTGACAGCTACGATACGCTGGCGATGGAAATTGCCGGTTTACTATAACCATCAACCGCCCCAGAAAGGGGGCTTTAAGGGGGGAATTATGTGTGGAAAATTTAAGGTTAAGTGGTCGATAGGTGGCAAAAACTATGAGCGAACATTTCACTATGGTTCAGATGCCTGCGAATTTATAAACAAACTCGTGAATAAAAACGCGACATCAATAAAAATTTATAAAAACGGAAAAAGATGGTAATAAACCCAAATTATCAAAGAACATGCCCCCGCAAGGGGGCTTTAAGGGGGGAATTATGAAAGATTACAAGACACTAACAATACGAATACCGCTGGACCTGTACCTACGGTTCCAACGCCGTAACCTTGAACTCATGGAATTAGACGAAACGCCTAAGCCCATGACCAGGGCTTGCCTTGAGGGCATGGAGTTACATGCAGATAAAAAGGGGGGATTATGAAAACATTTTACGCTTTAGATACAGGCCGTGGCGGTGGCATCCACTTGTTTGACTCAAAAAAAGAAAGGGATACTTACTGCATTGATGAGCCGTTAATGATGTCAATAAACCGTGAGCACTATGATTTTTTAATCAGTCCTACTCATTGTCGTGAAAGAGGTGGCGCATATAGAATTTTTGACCATCGGAAAAACGATTAGCGCCAATTTACCAAAGACCAAGCCCTCGTCAACGGGGGCTTGTCTTGTTTTTAGCAACTCAGTGGTAAGCCTTGTAATGTAAGTACACCGGGATAAAAAACGCCGCTATACCGACAAACAAGATTATGATTTCCCACCAACTATCCATCGTTCTGCTTGCTTAATTCAGATTTCACCAACTGACGAACCCTGCCCGTGCTCGCATACGCCGCCACCAGCAGCATCGCTTGGGCGTGATCCCGCAATATTTGCTCGTACTTGTCCTTTGCCGGACTTTTCCAAATCCATTGGGCGTGTACGCTTACGTCAAGATCGGGGTTCATTATACGCCTTTGCCTGTTTGATCTTTTGGTCAACTGCTGCAACGGCCTTTCTTGCCAATGATCGAAAATACCGGTCTGATAAATACTTATTGTCGGCGTTGAGCCGCAGTAAGTGCCACATATGTCTATAAGGTACTTTGGGGATGTCTGCTTTCATAGATCAAACCGTTTAAACAGCAAATCTTTTCGTGATGGCTGGAAAAGAACGCCGACCGAAAAGTCACTGTAGTTTTTTGACCATCCCGATATTCCCCCCGTAATCGGGAATTGAAACCCAATACGGATAAGTTTTCGCCTAAAAGCCTCCTCTAACGGAGCCTCCCATTGCTCTTGATCTGTTATTCTTACGATTATCATTTTACACCCCCCAACATGGGTTGCCCGCTTACCATATAAGCACCAGCAAATAAACCGCCACGGTTGCTATTACCATAATCCATGCTGCCCACATGATTAGGTCGTCAAACACGGTGCTGCCTCTTATAGTTGTCTAACGCCTCGTATGATTTTAGTGCTGTTTTAAACAGCTTGTTCATAACCGTCCACACAACCCACAGGCTAATTAAATACCAAAAAATACCTAATGTAATGTAACCGCTGATTGGTATGTTATGCGGATCAATCATCTAATATCAGTTCAATATCATCTTACAAATCAAATGGTATGGTTGCGGGGCAGTCTTGGGTGCTACACTCAAGCCTGATTAAATCTTGATGGCTATCGGGGTCAACTATCGCATACCATGTTTGACTGCCACATTTTTTGCACTCAATACATATGTCACCATCGATCAGTTTTATTATTTTAGCCGTCATCTTTACACATCAGCGAGCAGGTCCCTTCGATTAGTGCCTTAACATCCTGTAATCTTCGGTGTATATTGTCTCCATAGTCGGTTAGGTCGCCTGGGTGTATCGTGACTTTGCGGCCATCCTCGCAGGATACCGTGATGTCCTTGCCATGATATTCAATGGACACCTTCATGCCCCACCTATGGCTCAATAAAACCTAATTTCCTTAATCCCCTCATGCACGCCTTTTCGATTGAGCGGGTAATAAAAGTAATACCAAATAAAATAATGATCGCAATTACTATGGCTGCGGTCGCTGTTTTGTTTATCACCGGATGATAACGACCATATGCAAAATAATAGTCTGACCCTCTCATAATTTACCTGTATCACCTATTAAATAAAAAAACAACCTTTATCTGAAGTTTTTGCTTGACATCATAATTACAACTGGTGTACGCTGTATTTGAAAACAACACAAAGCAAGGGGGACGCCATGCCAACATTATCGGAACAGTTTGAAACCATTAATGATTTATTCCCGGGAATTCGGTGGCGAGCTACGCTGTCGGATGGAAACGCCACGGTACAACTGACGTATGCCAACATCGGCCATTTGGAAGATGCGGTTGTGAAAGCCGTCGAAAATTTCCGTATGAAACTGGTTAATTTCTACCCGATTGACGGAAACATCCTTGAAGATTAGCAGTTAAACTTCGAATTTTCAACAAAAGGGGGCAAGATGAAAGTACCAGTTTCAATTCGTATCGAGGAAAAACTATTGAAATGGATTGATGAGCAAGCCAAAAAGGACAACCGGAGCCGAAACAACTGCATTGAGTGGATTTTGATGCTTCACCGGTCCCGAAAACTGAGTGAAGCTGAAGACAATTTTTTCTAAAAGGCGAACAAACCACAATAACCCACCAACCATCCCACCAATCAAGCCGTCTTCGGGCGGCTTTTCTTATACAAACACCTTATCGACACCAACAATCCCACCAATCTGTATTTGTCATCATACAAACCTCACTGTCTTGCCGGTACTTTTAGCCCTTTTAATCTCCTTTGAAACACCAAAAGAAACCTCCCATCCTGGCAAAGTAAACACCCACAACTCATCACACTTGTCAAGCCAATAGTAATCCTGCTCAAGCCAAAAAGAATGGTCTTGATTATCCATCGTGAGGCTTATTGGGTGGCTGTGGCTTATTGGGGAAAAAACAATAAGCCCCTCTTTCATGTAAAGACCAGCTTGTTTATTAACTTTTACATATCTTTCCTCTCTAACCTCTGGGTCTTCATGCCAGTATGGACATGCCAAATAAATTGATTTCATACCATTCTCCTTTTATGCTGTTCTGTTTTTATACAAACACCTTATCAACACCAACTATTTTTCTATCCCGAATCTTTGCAACACAATAACCCAGTTCAAGCGGATCGTACATTGCTCTTTCAGCGTACCCTGATATACCAAGCATTTGTGACCGGACAAATGATCCTGTATTAATATACCATCGATGGTCTGGGTGTATGTATTGGGCCGTCTGTTCACTCTTGGTGTAGTGCTGTTCCAGTTCCCTACCGTTGGATGTCAGATACAACTTGGTTTTCGGTCTTGCAACAAGTATCTTATGGGTATGCCCCATGCCCATTATCGCGGTATCCCCGGCCTTATTTTTCAATTTGCGCTTCAAGCTTAAATTCAGATTGGCCTCTACTCTTTCTGGATCGTCGGCAATGGAGTTGATAGACCCTGATCCATGATTCACATAGACTTTTAAAATATGCTTGTTTTTTTTCTTACGTTTAAATGTAACGACTGACGAGTATGTGCCGTATGGGACACCCAAGTGGTGTGCCGCTGATTGTGCATAATCATAATATTTTAACAGCGTCCATTCGTGGTTCCCGATTAGCAAACAGGCTATCTTGTCTTTAACTGGCTCAAACAGTCTAATGAAATGTTCTATCTGCTGTTGAGGCCGGATTTTTTTCAGATCAATGGAATCCACATCAAATCTACGGTCTGTATGGTCAATTGCTTCTATGTAGTCACCCATGCCAATCGCTACGTTGTTTTTGCACCCATCATGCTCGCCGTTCAAGTCTTCCAGAAATTGCGACACACCTTTAGCGTAAAAAAGCTTAGTGCCGATGTGTAAATCACCGAAAAAAAAGATATTAAAGTTTGATGGAACAGGTCTTGAAATAAATTCCATTGTTTTATCCCCTATCCATGCAGTTAGGACACATTGACCCCATGCCGTCCAGCAATATATTATAGCACCAAAGACACCGATGCTCTGTTTTCATTTTTTTCTGCTGTTTCTTTTTTTTCGACTTTATTTTTTCTGGATGATTTTTGGCATACCGTCTGCTCGCCTTTAAGTTGCTCTCGTGATGCCATGCACATAGCCTGTATCCAGGCAGTGCTGGCTGCTTGCAGTGGTAGCACTCCCCTTTTTCGGCTTTCATTTCGCATCTTTCTTTATTCGGCATAATTATCGGGCTGACACTTCCGCCCCCCGCTGTGCCGCTTGGGAGCATTCGGGACTACAAAAACGGCGTTTTTGAAAAATTTTGATACTCACGTTCGGTTTTTTCTCGTACATTTGCCCACATACCTCACATTTTTTTGACGGCATCACTTTTCTTGTTCGTATCGTTTTCAGGTACATCTTATCTTCTGATACTCCCGCTTTCGTCCGGTTTCTAATAGTTTTGCGATGCGCATAACACACATTTTTGTCGGTTTCGTTGTCACAACCCTCCATTTTACACTTGTGAGGCTTAATCGGATAGTGCAGCATTTCGTCAGGCCAACCCAGCTCTCGACGGTTGGTTACAACTTCGTTGTGAAAGGCGCAATAACCGTTGATACGCATTTTTGACCGGCACATAGGGAATACACATTTGTCGTACTTAATATATTTTTTTTCTATGTTTCTATTGCGCTGGTCTTCCGGCGACATCAGGGTTGGTATGCGTATTGGGCAATCTGGGAGTAGACGGCATTCGTTTTTATCTTCTTTGATGTGGACACAATCTCGGCGGCATAGGGCTTCTATCATTTAATCCCCCTCTCCTGCAAATACCGGTTAATACAACCAAACGCCACCCTCACGGGATTGACATTGTGTTCAAAATAAAAATCGTACCATTTACCCTGCCAATCCGTGCGTTGCCGGTGACACTCTCCGTCGCACATCGGCAACATTTGAACGTCCGGGTATTTTGTTCCCATGCCCTTCGCCCGCAGGCCGAAAGATTCGTGATGCCCGTGAACACCCTCGGTTGTGCCGCAAATACAGCATGGTTCACTTGCGATCCATTTACGATATTTCGTTGACCGCCATGGTTTCTGAACCTGAATCACCATATATCGTTGCTGAGCACCATATGATGTGTTTTTTCTATACATGGCCCCTCTTATTATTTGAGTTGGTTGGCTTGTATTTAGGCATTATTTCTGGTCCTTTAGATACCATTCTGCAAATACCTGAAAAACCTTCATTGGTATTCTTATCGTACATGAACCACTTACCAAAATAACCGACAATGGTGATACAGTTATCGCTTTGTCATTAAACGCAACTCCCTGCTCTGTAAGGTTTTTCACCTCTTGCTCTGACACACAATCACATGGTCTCATTATTCCTCCTATGGCCAAACATCGTTAGGAACTGGTGCGGGTTTATACGGTTTTTTGTTGTCCCGGCTGTGCTGTCCTGGCTTTTCCGGTGATGGGGCGCAGCACTCTCGCGCCGATTGTTCACCTATGCTTTTTGCCCCGCACTTACCGCAGTACCACCAGTTATATTCTTCTGATGGCTTTGGATCTATGTTAAGTTTCATCTGTCCCATTCCTTCGGGTCGTACCCTGCGTTTATCGGTGATGGATAAACATAATCAAAATAATGCTGAAACAAGTATTTACATTTATTAAGATATTTCCAAAACTCGCTGCCGGTCATGGTGCTGGTTTGTTGGGTCATGGTCTTGTGTGTATTGTTAAGTTTAGGACGATATGGGTCTGGTATTTGTCTCAATTCCCGCCCTAATACGTCATAATGCATGTAGTCTCTTCCACTTGCGCTGTCCGGTATTCCCATAGCTGTCATGTATGCCGGTATGACTATCTTCCAATAATATGCGTTGATTGTGTTTGACCGGCCTGGGCTGTACTCCTTGATCTCAATCGTGTGGCTGCGGTTGCGCAAAAGCGGCCAAATAGACTGTAACCAAGTCCACACTGGCCCTATTTTATCGTGCGGATTAAATGTTGTTTGATGGCTCATCGCCCATGACTCCCCATGACAATATCACCGTCTTCCCGTCCGGTGCGCTCCATGATCGTCACCAACACCAGGGCATCTATCCGGGCCATGATGCTGTTGGTTAAATGGCGGGATGCCAGTAGGTTTCGCAAGCTTTCTTGTATCTCCGCTCTTATTTTTTCTGACTCGCGCATGGAGATTCCCCCCTTTTTTAAAAAAAAACGGTCCACTGAAATGTCATCCCACCATACATCAAAAGCACGGGATTGAACATCCTCCTTGCAATCATCGCATAAACAACCGCTTTCACCCCAACCACCGCACTCAGACCAATGGAATGCACCCCCACACTCTTGGCAAGAACCCATATAGTTATAGTCAACTATTTTGCCACATACTGTGCAATGACCACCATACTCAAAGTTTTCAGGGTTGTTCATGGTTCCCCTTAAGCTTTTCAATCGTCACTCTATACCATACACCATCAACAAGCCGGTACGCACAAAACTCGTCATTGTCAGAGTAAATGCCGATACCGTCAGTCCATACGCCAACACCATCGTACTTGTTTGAATCTTTGACCGTTTTAGCTTTTGCGGTTATTACAAACATGGTTCCCCCTCCGGCAAGCCTCAGCGATTAAAAGCGCCTCGGCTCGATTGTGGTCCTTTTTTCGTTTAAGCCTACCCAATATACTCGGGAAAAGTTTTCGTGCCATGGTGAGGCTATCAGCTTTATTGTCACCCGTTTTTATACCTGAGTCAAATACACGCTTACGCCATTTGGTTGGGGTTATTTCTTCATATGGGATTCCAAGCGCCTCAAGCCAACCGATAGCACGGCCTGTCGCTTTGCCAAACTTAAATGTTGTACTAACCCCTTGTTTCGGCATAGAATGGACTTTTTCGACCAACGCATAACACCCTTTGGTCCCCATGACAGCGCCGGTTAATAACCGTAGTCCATCCATGTTTCCAAAATCACCAACTTCAATAAAATCACCAGATATAATCGCAATCGCGCCGGTCATGCCTGGATCAACCCCGATGTAATTCATCTTCCCCCTCCTTCGATTTCTGGTAAGCCGCCTTTAAAAGCCTTTTCTCTGCCCACTCCCGCAGTTTATGTGATTCCTCGGCACAATTGCACTTGGCAATCCAGTATTGAGAAAGATATTCTTGTTTCAATCGGATTCGTTTTTTGCAATATGGACAATACATCGTTTCTCCTTTTAAAATTTCTTCCCGCCGTGCTTATATGCGCGTCCCTTATTGTGTTTAATTTTAGCAAGTACAGCGTCACCAACGCGATAATTTTTCGCCGCTGCCATATCCATAATTCGGATAATAACATCTGCGAGTTCGGCCTCAACTCCTGAAAATTCCGGTATTTTATCATCAGGTGGATTACCGTGGCGCAACGCTTCAAGCGCCTCAGATAATTCGGAGTGCATTAAAGCAATCAATTCGCCTTCGTTTCGCTCTCCCTCCCACCAACCCTTTTCAATTGCGGTTTGATTAACTTCCTGCGCCAACTCGTTAAAAGAAATCCACTCTGATTTCCATTCCATTTGATTCTCTCCTTGTGTTTGCCCGGCCCCGTTAGCTTTACCGCCCAATTACCATCGCCTCGCCTTGGCAATTAGGACAGTCTAGAGGCTGTTCACATTGAGAACAAAGCGGCCCATCACCAATAAAGGCATAAACATGATCCATAACTGCGAAGATTTCATGTTTTACTTCGTCTATATCTTCACTGGGCGAGCCTGAAACCCAATTATCGCCAATCGACAATGAAACCTTACCTACGGTTATATCAATGAACCAATTTTCCATCGTTTCTCCTTTTGTTTGCCAGACCCCGTCAAAGCGTTTAAAATTTTTTCCCGCCGTGCTTATATGCGCGTCCCTTTACAATCAGGACAAACGATTTCACCATCACCGTGTATACAATAACCAAGTCCCTGACACATATCATCGGGACAAATCAAGATGGTTCCTTGATTGTCGCATCGGTAACAATATCTTTCTTCGTCTTCTATATCATCTTCCATAATAATTTTTTCCATATCCCCCCCATTTTTTTGTGTTTACCAGACCCCCGCGCCCTGATGTTTGGGGGTCTGGCACTGCCTAGTCCGATTGGTTGCGCTCCAAAAGCGTTCGGGCCTTGCCCGGTGTTGGTTATCGCATGGCATCACATCCTTTCTATTAAACCCAAGACCTTTCTCATTTGATCGCGGTCACTTAGTTGTTTGTTGGTTAGGGACGATAGGTGGCATGACCATTACCTTCAAGGGTTACATCACAGGGATTTACATTCCGCCTCATCGCCACATTTTTACGGAAGTCTTCATTAGCCTTGTCTCTTTCATCACGTAACCGAGAGATTTCTTTTTTTAAATTGTCTATTTCCGCACTCAGTGGATTTGGTATATGTTCTGAACCTGAATATGTTGACCAATTTTCATGCGTTCCATCCACCCAATCAGCAACGCCTTGTATTTGTTCCTTTGTGGCAATTATACCCTGGTCTTCAAAGGCTTCCGCGATTAAATCCTTCCAGATGTCATAGTTACTCATGTCTTTGTCCCCCATTAATTATCTTGGCTGCTATGGTTGCCATCGGCAAACCCCCTATTAATGTATCACCATCGGTAAACACCCTGCATAGCCGTGTATCCACGGCAAATCCTGTGTCCCTGTTTTTGAACTCGCGTAACCGGTGCCGCCGCCAGGAGTAATCGACTGCTGGCCATTGGAGCTATTCAGACCGCCAGCGGTGTATAGCCCAACGCCCCACCCGCTACCCTCAACTCTGCGGTGATGGTTCTCACGGGTTATCACCAACCAATTATTACCGTCCTTGAGTGCGGCCAATCCCATTTCACCGAAAACCTGCATGGAATTTGTTTCCCCACTTTCTGCCTTTCCGTCTACCATTGCGGTCACGCTCAACCCATGATACGGCTTACTTCCAACCCATAACCATTTCCACTGTTTGTGGCCGGTGTAAACCCTCGCAACCTCGTCCTGTCCGCGAGTGACCAAAAAATTAACATCCACCTTGCCGTCTTTTGCGAGTCTCTCCAACGCCCCTTCAGTAATTTTAAAAGGATCGCCATAGATGTCGTACATATCCTGCATCGGCCTAAAACTTGGGTCAACGGTAGGCTGTGCATAAAATCCCGGCACTGTTGGGATTGGAATATTGCCAGGATTAACATAGCGACGATCAATGTTTGTTGTTTGAGAGTGGTCTGTAATTTCAACAATGGATTGGGCATCACCGCCGGATGCCTCCGCGTCTGATAATGACAGTGAGTCCGAATACGAATCGGAAAATGAGATTGCTGACGAGTTAGACCTTGAGTCGTTCTTGACGCTGTTGTCTGTGTGGTATGTATTACGATTAACCACGATGTTAGAAGGAATCGGGATACAATCGTCACATGCAGATACCAAAGCAACACCAATGCCAAAAAGAACAATGACTAACCAAACGATACTCCAATACACGATTTTCATTTTAACCCCCTTTGGTTAAGAATAATCACCATATCTTTCTTCCAACTGCTCAAACCTTTGATAGGACTTTAAAAATGACATTGTTACTTGACCTATCGCACCGTTGCGGTGTTTTCGGATTAATATTTCTGCTGTTCCCTTTTTGTCAGATTGAGGGTAATAAACTTCATCCCGATAAATGAACATGACAACATCGGCATCCTGTTCAATCTCCCCTGAGTCTCGCAAATCGGACAACATCGGCCTTTTGTCTGCCCTTTGTTCGCACCCCCTGGAAAGCTGGCAAATAGCAATAATGGGTATGCCGTTTTCCTTAGCCATGCCTTTTATCGCCCGGCTAATTGATCCGATTTCCCTGGTTCGACCCTCTTTTCTATCTCCGGTCATAAGTTGTAAATAATCAATCACCGCTATTTCAACGCCATGTTTTTTGACCAATTTTCGGAGTGACCGACTAACCTCCATGTAGCTCAAACCAGACCTATCATCGATGTAAATCGGAGCCTCGGCTATTCTACCGGCGGCATCGGTTATCCGGTCCCAATCGTCGGAAACGAACATATTGTTTAGGAATTTTCCACCATCAACCCGTCCATCCATTGACAATAAGCGTTGCACCAACGGCCCCTTCGCCATTTCCAGCGAAAAAATCGCGGATGGTATGTTACAATCAACCGAAGCGTAATTGATAAAATTTAGGGCAAGGCTCGTTTTACCCATCGATGGCCTGCCTGCCAAAATAATTGAGTCGCCGGGTTGAAAACCACCAAGCAATAAATCAATGCGACTTATCCCGCTTTTAATTCCTGTTGGACCTCCTGTTGATCTTTCCTCTATTCGGCTAATTACATCGTCCAATATTTCGCAAACAGGCTTTGCATCCCTGTCTTGCTTGTAATCAATCGCCAGGATGTCCCTTTGTGACCGGTCAAGGATGGTTTCAACGGATTCATGGTCTTCAAAACATTGGTTGGAAATCTGGTTGACCGTTTCTATTAATCTTCGCTTTATTGCCTTATCCCTAATTATTTTAATGTGATAAAAGATATTTGATGATGCGGGTACTGTATCCATAAGCTTCGATAAATATGTTGCACCCCCAATCTGTTCTAAATCTCCTTTCCCCCTTAAATGATTTACCAACAACGCAATGTCTATTGGTTCATTTTGTGAGTAAAGCTCTGACATTGCTTCAAATATTGTTTTGTTGGCTGTTTTGTAGAAGTGGTCTGGTAACAAGGACTCTATAGCGTCTGCCGGATCGTGAAGCAAACAGTAGGCCAGTACGGATTCCTCGGTTTCGATGGATTGAGGCGGCAGTTTGTGTAGGTCATCCATATGGATTCTCCATGACTTCAGGCAATGTGTTTGATTGAGCTTTATTATTTTTTATCTCGTCTTCCCATCGGTTTTGATTAAGCCACGTTGATGGATTGGGTATGTAATCCTGGCCGTCCCGCCCTCGGAAATGATTGGCCTTAACCTGGGCTGCAATAGCGGCCATTAATTCATTCGGTGTGACAATCCCCTTCTTCCCAATTTTTTGCCAGGATCTATAAGCCGCCCCCTTGCCTTTTTTTTCTGGATATAATTCGTACCAATCTAAAAATGACTTTGAATATATGGTTCCCATTGAAAGGGGGGTAGGGGGGGTATTATTATTCTTTACATTCTTGTCTGTGTTCGCAACTGTTTCATGATCGTTTCGCTTGCGTTTCATCTGCGTTTCATCTGCGTTTCGCCTTGGGTCGTAACACTCATAATTTATTATCTTAATCCGTGTCGTTATCTTTTCGCTTGTGTATCGGATTTGGTTCATCTTTTTTAGCAGTTTTAAGAAGCGAAACACTTTTGACCTTGTCCACATCCATCGGCTCGACCATGTTTTTATGGATTTAAGGGTTTCTCCATAATGGCATGTCAATACATTCATGCCTAAAATAACCTCCCTTGGTTCTTTATTATGTTGAGCCTCCATCAGCAAATCCAACCAAGCTTCGTATTTAGAAAACTCCCTAGGTTCTTTATAGAATGGATGGTCTTGGATTTTTCGCCAAATTGCTATGTAGCCTCTATTCATGCCTATTTACCAACCAGCCATTCAACATGGCAATTTAGATATTCGACAATCGTATCAACATCATTTGTGTATTTAATGATGGTGTCGTATTGTTCAATTAATCTGTCTATGTGATAGATTAAATAATCGATCCGGCCTTGTTTCATAATAGTATCCTTTAAAAGCACAAAAAGCCCCAGAACAGGGCGGCACCCCCCACAAACGGGCGTTTGTGTTGTCCTGGGACTTTTTCTAATTTTAAAGATTTAATTATGAAGCGTGCCGTCTTCATTCTGGATGTCCTTTGTATCTGTTATATACTATACTACGGGTTGGGTGTCAAGCGCCATTCCCGCTATATACGTGATCGGATTACTATTGCCCTTCTGGGCCACGAGAAATCGTCAGCACAATCAAAAATAAAGTCTTCATCGTAGTCTATATCAAAGTCTCCTGATTCGCTAATTTCCACGAAATCTAGGGTTGGGGCGGTGGTATCTACGTTGTAATATTCGCTTGGGTATAAAATTTGTAATAGGACGCCAATAAAAAACGCGAGCACTACTATTGATGTTTTCATCTGCTCATCCTTTTCTGTTGGCGCGGGTTAATCCTTAAATAATGCCGAAAACAGACAAAAACCAGCCCCAAGAAGAAAGGTTGTTGCTATCACCCAATCTGGCCCAGAACGAATAGCGAAGAGACCGCTCAAGACCCACCAGCCAATACCTATATTGCGGAACACTTCCTTCATTTTTCTTCCTCTCATGGGTTGGCGTGGGTAGGCTACCAATCGCTTGGACCGTCTTTGTCTGGTTTTTCTTCTAAAAATATCAACGTCTCAACATCGTCACCGTCACTTATATCTTCTAAATGTGCAACATCGGGTACGTTAGATAATGAATTTTTAATTGACTGTGCGGAAAAACCGATTTTGTACGAAACTTCATGCCTTATCCGAATTACTTTTGTTGTAGCTATTTTCTTATATCCTGCAAACATAACTTTCCTTTCAAGGGTTGGCGCGGCGGTCTGGCTTATGACTTACTGACAGGCGCGATTACATAATAAAGAGTCCATCGCTTTAATTGTGCTTCGTATGTCAAACACTACCCCGCTCGTACCAGACGGCCTTCCTTTTGGACTTGCCACGGCTTTTGCCGCCACCGCGCCATAATCGTTAGTCGTGTTTAGAGTCCCAATACCCACAATGGCACCCATAATGGACTCTGTCGTGCGGGTCGCAATGGCACTTTAGTGTGTTCCTACCGACATTACTAATCGCAGGTAAATCAACCTCTGCTTCACCACCAGACCATTCCGCTCGCTCCATTATTTCGTGTGGGACTTTAAATTCTATTGAATCGTTGGTCCAGTTTACACCTTGTAGTTTTAGTTTCATATACCATCCTTTCGGTTGGCGCGAGCAGGGAATCGTTAAAAACTCCAATTATTTAAAAAGCCCTTGTATTTTCCATTGTTAGACACACAAATATTCGATTTTATATGACTTATTGTTTTGGTTGGTATAATGTAAAAATCACCAAAACACACAACCACTAAAATATCTGATTCAAGGTGTGTCGGTTTCTTTTTACAAGTACGGCCATGACATCCTCTAATACAAACCACGTTCCTATTTTTTTCATCGATATAAGCCAATTTTACTTGAACCCTGCGTAGTTTCCCGTTGTAGTCTGCAATAAAATCATATTTTTCTACGCCTAACAACGGTCGGGACAAAACCCACCCATTCTTAAGGGCCTGTAAAATAAATTTCTGTTCAGCAATTAAGCCATTTTGTATTGGGTTGCTCATTCTTCTACCCTCTGCCGCCACCGCGCCATAAATTATTTAAGCCTCTCAAGATACGCCTCTGCCGCCACCAGACAGTCAAAGCCGTCAACCGCGTTGTCCCATTGTCGGTCTGCTGCGGTCTTGACGTAGCCCTCTAAGGCTTTGACATTGCGCTTTTCATATAAGCTTTTGATGAAACGCAACTCTTGTTTTGTCGTATGCCACCGGTCAGTACCCATTATTCCCCCCTATTAAACTCTTAAAATATATCGTCCCATTTATGGTGCAACCCGCATCGAATACAAAGCGCACCATCTGGCGTGAGCATGAAGGTTTCACCCGAACACTTACACCGCCACGCCAATTTATCTTCAGCGGCGCATATGGGGTGCATAAAAAACCCCTGCATAACCCCGCAATTAGGACATTCAAGACACGGGGCATTCCCGTCTGGGTCAATAGGGCATACGCCGACCCATTCATAGTGGCATGAAACACACCTGATTCTTCCTGAAAGATGGGAGCGAAAATCTTCGATATTTAAAACGCTCATTGTTCTTCAGATGCCTCCCTTTGTAAGTTGAACCGCCGCATTTTGGATTGTAACATCTACGAATCATATTGTAATATGATTTAAGTATGGCCCGTTCTGTTTCATTAAACATAAAAAACCTTTTTCAGCCCCAACGCCTTAACCAAAGCATCACGGTCGCCGTTGACCCACATAGCCTCATCAGTTGCAGGGAAGATTGAAACCAACCGCCTGATGGCCTTGTTTGATGCCCCACGGTTTCCGTATAGGATATTGTGGAGTGTTGATGGATTTAGCCCGTTGTCTTTTGCGAGCCTGTTTATGCCGTTGATTTTGTATGGTTTGGTTTGCATGGTTCTATATACTATTCACATTTTGAAAATAATGTCAATAGAAAATTCAATAAAATATTGGACCGCCGCAAAAATAATTGTTTCAGAGCGAAAATAATCCTTGACATCTAAAACCAATCGTGTATTATGTAATCAACCCACCGGCCCCCGGATGAACCGGGCCACAAATGCGGGGTCGCATTTCCAACACGTGGCAGGCCGGTGGGGATTCTAAAAAAAAGGGGATGTGAAAATGATTAAAATAAACGACGATTTTGACCTTGATTATACCCCCGGTTGTTGGACGCTAACTGAGTGGCGGGACGGGTTCAAAGTTAAGCTTGACAAAAGAACGCCAACCAGAACATCGCGCCAAACGTATTATTCCAGTTTAATCCACGCTGTCAGTTCTGTGATAGACCGTTCTGCTGGAAATGCGTGTGCTGAGTCGCGCAGCATCATTGATGCCGTCATACAGGCTAAAAACGACCTACACATGGCTATCTGCCGGGGAGGATGGAAATGCCGGAATACACAACCGAAATAGACGATAAGCCAGTGGTGGTTGAGTATGAATACGAGCCGCCCTGCGGGGATGGGTGGCATGAGCCACGATTCCCCGAACAAATCAATATCTACATGGTCAAGGATAAGGCCGGTAATGAAGTGGATTGGCTTGAATTTGAGGTTTTTCTTGAACAGGAAATATCGGCAGACATCAAGCGTCAGTTCGCAGAATGGGCGGCAGATCGCGCAGAGTATTTGTACGAGTGCCGCAGAGATGCATTAATGGATAGACAAGGGGGTGGGGATGAGCATCGCTGACTTGACATGGCGGGATTGTGAGGTTTGTATCCACCGCAGGTTGATAGATGGTGGGTGCGAGATAACACCGGACGAGATTTTAGAGGAATTGTTTTTTGATGATTCTGACGGTTTGTCTTGCGGTTGGTTTACACCGGAAGAATGAGGGGTTGGTATGAAGTTAAAATCATATACTAAGTTTCCAGAATTTAACCCGAAGTATAAAGCCCATCGTCTTAAAGCGCAAATAAAAGAACTTGAAGACGAGCTTCGCAAACATCAAAATAAATGTAAGCATGTTAATAAAAAGAAAATTCCGGGGGATGATTATTATTGGCATGACTATTTTTGTCCTGTTTGTTTAAAGCGTTGGGCTAATGATTAATAAAAGGAGGGGGCATGTATAAGTGCGGCACATGTGATGCACCAATGGACGATGATGTGGGGATTTGCTATTCCTGTTTCTCAATACTGCTGGACGATTTAGAAAATTCCCACGAAAACCACGAATCGTACCAAGAGAAATTTCACGAACTCACTGGCCGTCGATGGATGCCGGGTGGTGGGTATCGAAGGGGGGAAAAATGAGGACACAAGAACCATATGAAGACAGGGTTTGTTATCTTGCAATGGTGCTGTATGAGTTTATGCAGGTTAATGATTTTGCTGCGAGTCAAACCGTATTCTATGATGGAGTTGAGTGCGACGGAATGTGTCTTGCCGAAGATTTTATTAATGCGCTTAATATTGATGTAGTTGACTAAGGAGGGGATATGAATTTTGCAGAACTTGAAAAAACCAATGTAACCGATAGGGTTGAAAAGAAGGGCAGGTTTAACTACCTGTCGTGGCCGTTCGCTGTTAGTGAGTTCCGAAAGGCGTGTCCGAATGGCAAGTGGACAATTGTTCGGTTTGACCATCTTCCATACCAAAAGACTGACATGGGTGCCTTTGTATCTGTAATTGTTTGGCCAGATGTTGGTGAAGAAAAGATTTATTTTGAACAGGTGCATCCTGTTCTGAATAACCAGAACAAACCGATTGCAGACCCCAACCCGTTTGACATCAACACGTCGATCCAACGGTGTCTTGTGAAGGCTATCGCTATCGCCACTGGGATCGGATTGTATATTTATGCGGGGGAAGATTTACCTCCAAGTGAAGTCGAAACAAATGAATATGTTGATGGTGATAATTTGGTCGCAATGAAGGCAATTGTCGATGAAGTGGTTGACGACCTACCGGCTTTCCTACGGGTGGCCGAAGCTCAATCAATGGAAACCATCCCCAGAAGGAACTATAAGAAACTAACGGGCTTGTTGAATCGAAAGATTGATATGATGCGGCAACCTGGGGAGGAGGACTCATAGGAGGTTTGTTTTGCCTGCGTATCCAATAGACATTGCTGGTAGAAAGTTTGGGATGTTGTTTGTTTCTTCATATAAAGGCAAACGACAGTGGGAATGTTTGTGTGATTGCGGAAATATCGTGGTTAAAGACGGTTCCAGAATTAGGAGCGGGAAAACAAAGTCGTGTGGTTGTTTAAGAAAAAAAGGAAACGGGGGAGCTACTAAAATCCATGGCGACCACTTAACTAAGCTGTATGCCTTGTGGCGAAACTTCCGATACCGTTGTAGAACAAAAACAAGCAAAGACTTTAGTAGGTATGGTGGCCGTGGAGTAACTTTCTGCAACGAATGGGATGATTACCAAACCTTCAAAGACTGGGCTTTAAAAAATGGATACGAAGAAGGACTAACAATAGAAAGAATTGACACCAACGGTCCTTATAACCCAGAAAATTGTTGTTTTACAACTGTTGCGGAAAACAATCGTAATAAAACAAATAGTCGTTGGTGGTTTATTTTCGGCAAACGATTTGATTCTTGTAGCAAGGCGGCAAGTTTTTTTGAAGTGTCTGCTCCAACAATTTATTCATGGTGTGGTCTTAGAAAAAAATCAAATACAATTGGGTTGTGCTATTCTGTAAAAAGGTATCCAGATGTATGAAATAATATATGGGGAGCAAGGAACTCCAGAATGGTTTTTGTCTCGTCTATGTTCAATAGGGGGTAGTGCTATTGGTAAGATTGCCCCCGGTAAAAAAGGTCGACAGGACTTGCTGTATGATTTCGTGGGGGAATTGAGAACCGGTGTGCCTGCGGCCAGCTTTAAATTCCAACACGCAGACCGTGGGCATGAGTTTGAGCCGCACGCCAGAACCTACTATGAAATCCTGAACAGCGTAAGGACTAAACAGGTCGGATTAGTCCGCTGCCACAAGCACAAACACTACAGCGCTGATGGACTCGTTGGTGAAAACGGAATGATCGAAATCAAAGTCCGTACTCCCGCCGTGTTTGTCAGAAAGCATTTTGAAACAATGGATATTAGTCTTCGCAGGCAAGTCCAGTGGGGGCTGTGGGTGTGCGATAGAGAATGGTGCGACTGCATTGATTATTGCCCAGAAGATGTTGACCAGGGCAACGCGCCGTTAATTCGTCGAGTTTACAGGGACGAAAAACCAATCAACAAAAAGATTGAGCATGTGACCGGCGCAGACTTGAACGAAAAAGCCGATGTGTTTATTGCAGATATGTATACGATGGTTGAACGCCTTAAAGCAGCGTAAAGGGGGAAACATGGGGATGAAAGACAACAAAAGAACCACAAGCCAGCGGGTTACAGATGAAATGAGTGCGATGAGAGAAGAAATCCGATGGTATCGTAAATGGCTCAAAAAAATTGACATCCAAGGCCCGATTACTGAAGAAGACGCCTATGATATGCGACGATGGGCAAGGCTGGCCATAGGTATGTATAAAGAAAGGGGAGAAAATGTTTAACACGGAATGGCTAAAAGAACTAAAGGCGGGGGATAAGGTTATTATAAATCATGGCGGGTATGGGGGCAGTAAAGGAGTCGCTTTGGTTAAGCGCACCACAAAGACGCTCATTATTGTAGCATCGCCCAATGGAAAATATGAGTACCGTTTTAGAAAAAGCGATGGTTTTGTTCCTGGCGGGGATGTTTGGAATCGTCAACACCTTGTAATGCACAACGACGAATTGGAACGTGAAATCAATATCAATAAAAAGCGTCGGGCGATAGCGACAGAACTGAATAAAATAAACTGGTACAAGCAAACATTAGAAGTCCTTGAGTCGGTTAAGGCTTTAACCAAACCGCCGGTTGACTAAAACAGGCCGCTTGACTGAATAGAAAAGGGGGGAATATGATAGTTCCTAAAAAAGAAGAATCAAGAATGAAATGGTCACTATCAAACGACTGTAAGAATAAGTTTTATGTTGGTCAAAAGGTTAAGACCCGTGGAGATATGGGCGGCATCGAATTGATTATCACTAAAATACACAACAGTCATTATTGCACGTGCAAAACATGGATGTACGGTAAAAAAATGCATTTTAATATGAACTGTCTTGAACCAATATGTAGTTGACTAAAACAGGCCGCTTGACTGAATTGTCAAGTGGGCAAGCTATGAAACCTTGCCCTTTGCCCAGAAGCCAAGCATACCGGCAATTATCGGTTTTGCTTCGCCTGGGTAAATGCAGGCAAGGATAAATAGTGCATAAAGAATTACGTTGTGGTCGTCCAACAAATCTTTAATTATTTCCATCCATTTTTCCATCAATCTCTCCCTTTTTATTTCAAAAGTCCCGCAACAGCGTCAATTTCCAATAGCCCAAGGCCAACCAGTAAACCAATAATTACCCCTGCCAGCACGTATGCTTGGATCTTGGGCAAAAACTTTCTGTTGCACGCTAACGATTGATCGGTGCAGTGGTGCTTGATTTCGTCCACCTTGTCTTCAACCTTTTTACAAATCATTTCGCGCGTATTTTGTTGCTCAATCATCAAAGCTTCAAGCATTGGTCGAAGCTCTGGTGGTATTTTGTCGAGAAACGGTTTTATTGGGTTGTGTGTCATTGTCCTGTTATTGTTCCTGTACCGTTTAAAAGCGTCCCTGTTCCACCACCAGACACTTTATTAGATCCTGATATAATCACGTTGGCAATGTAAGCATATGCGCCCATATCCACACCATCGACCCAATATCCAGACACAGCGTCAACGTCATCATCCCAAACCAAAAAACCACCAAGATCAAATTGATTCCCGTCGCCGTCTGAATATTGATTGTCTCCGTTGTTTATTGCAGGCGATCCATTAGTTATATAATAGTTAGAATTAAAAAGAGGATCATCTTCGCTTGAATTTGCATCTTGGCTACTGTTGGTTTTCCATGTCGCGAAATTTATATTGTCGCCCGATCCCCATCTAAAATTAGACGACGCAGTATATAGATTATAATCAATTGTGTGTCCTGTGGTGGACCCACTTTCAAAAGACATGGCAACAGTAGAACCGTATATAATATTGTTTTTTATATCTAAATTATGGTGTTGTTCAACCTCAATCCCGTAATTGTCGTTGTTGACTATTGTATTGTTATATACTTTAGTGTTTGCTGTTGTGGTAGTTTCGTCACCATCCGTGTGATGAAAATAAATACCGGACGCATTGCTAACATCGTTATCATAAATTAAATTAAAAGCAATTATGTTGTTTGTTTGATGTCTAGAGTAAATCCCGCTAGTGCACCCTGTAATTTTATTATAAAAAACATTATTCCCTGAAAAATCTACCTGTGAATCAGTTGTAACCGGAAATATATTAACACCGGTATGATTAGGATTATCATGTATGTAGTTGCTTTTAACAACGACATCGGTGGTGCTTGATATATTTATAGCGTTCCCGCCACAATCGTATACCTCGTTGTTTTCTATCAATCCTCCTTCGCTGTAACCGGCGAGCACACAGTCACGTCCATTCACATCATTACTATGTATAAGGTTATTTCTTATAATAAACTCGTCGCACCTCCACATATTTAAACAATTCTCGTCTGAGTCTCTAAATTCAAAACCGTCTATTATTATATAGTCTTTACTGTTAGCATATATGAGTGCATAATTACTGGATATCACTACATCAGTACCATCTATTACAGGACTGTGACCAGGATAATTCTTAAATGTAATAGGAGAACCAACTGACCCCGAATTGCTTATAACAACCGCCTCATTATATTCTCCATCTTTGACATAAACAGTATCACCAGCGGTTAATGTGGTCGCAGCTTTGTTAATGGTCAACCACGGCAAACTCTCCGATGTTCCATCGTTTGAATCGCTAGCGCTGCCGTGGTTTTTATCGACATAATAATCAGCAGCTAAAACAACATTAAGGGGCAAGCATAAAAGAGCTATATAAACAAAAATTATTTCCACGCGCATGGCATATTACCTCCAGAGAATATTCTGCCTTTATCTGTATAAACAACGGGCGTGCCTCCTCCTCCAACATAAGTTAAACCCAAAAGAAACCTGTCAGGTGTTGTAACTGTGAACGTAGCATTGGAGATGCTTACGTCCCATGAATCAAAAGAAACTTGTTGGTTAACAGCTACTTCCGCAGTTTCACTACCGTCAGTTGTCAATATAACATGCGCGAAAATGTGATACCATTGATCCGCAGATATATTTACCCCAGTGTCAGCAACTGAAGTAGAGTCGTTATAGATTAGCACACTTCCGTCTGTGGCTATTCTCACTCTAACATAGTTTGATGAATCACCAACATTCATCATGTAAAAATAAGCTGACAAGTCATCTGGGTATATCCACGCATCAAACCAAAATTCACTTGTTGTTGTAAGACCAGACTTTAATGAATATTCACCAGAGGCGTTAGATTTTTGTGATTGAGCGCCATACTTAACAATAGTTGACTCTATCTCAGTATTCGAATTAACTGTTGTCCAGTTTCCAGTATCCACACCTGGCTCCCACGGAGATTCAAAACTATCCTCAAAAACTAAGGTAGCATCTGAGGGGCAGCCGATAGATCCCACATTATGTGCAACTGACGGCATCATGCCAAACGCATCTGAAGCAAAAACCAAAATTAAAAGAACTAATATAATTCTCATGGAGTGTCTTCCTCAAAATCTGCATCATCGGATTTAAAGAAACAAGCTGTTTCAGTACAATACCAAGTAATAGATTCACCAATCGTTGCTGCCTCGTTAACAATACATTCTGATGCAGCCATTTGTGTTTTGTTCAAGTAAAATTGTTCAGATCCGTTAGGGCAAATAGAGACATTTTGTGCTGCTTCAATATTAAATATGCCAGTACTACCCTCAATGGTGGACAATGCAGGGAAAGTGTATGTCGATGCACCTGCCTCGCCTTTATTTGTTAATATGTTGCCAGCAACTTCTGTTCTCGTTAGCACATAATCGGTGTCAGCAGTGTCTGAATATTCGCTGTCATCTAATACCTGTGGCAAAACGCCATCTGGACTCATCAAACCAAGCCCAGACAATACCGCCCCACTTTGCAGCTGCACTTCTGGAGAGCCACCGGAATCGTTGACGAAGCACAATATGTCAACCCAACCAGTACCGTTGTGCGCTTGAATACAAAACTCATGGGCGTCGGTGGTGGTGCTTATCCGTATATCATCCCCGTTAGTAAGTGCGTCAAGATCAACGCCAGTAGCCACAGCCCCGTTAATCTCCACCGTCCCATCCGATTTATTAATAAGCAGATCGGCAGTCCCGTCCCGGTTGCCGTCGCACTCAATACCGTTAGATGTCCATCTGCACGGGGATGGTGCTACTAGTGGCCCTGCTGCGCCTCTTTCTGAATAACCAGCGCATCCGGTAAAAAACAAGCCAATTAAGAGTACTGCAACCAATTTTTTCATGTGTTTTTTCCTTTAAGGTGTATTATTGGTTACGGTTTTATAACCGAATGTTGGCATGTCTACACCGTCCGAATCTTCTATGGTGTCATCGTCCGCGATGAACCACAAATACCATGTTTCGCCGTTGCTTACTGCTGACGCGGCAGTCATAGTAATGCTTGTCGTGCCACTCGTGTAAGCAAGGTAAATTTTATCTCCGTCAGCGTTTTCAAGCCACATATCCCCAGTTTCATAATTCGCAAAACTTAATGTTTCACTCGCAGTAAAGGTTAAGCTCGTACCGTTTATTGTGGGTATGTCTGTGATGTACGGCCAGTAAACCTTCCATGTCGCACTGTTTTCGTAGTCACCAGTATTTATAATGGTCGTTGGATTGCTGCTTGAATCTTCGTTTCCAGACGCATAATAATACTGATCTGTCATTTTCAGGGTTTCGTAAGAGTTCCCAGAAGATGAGTCTATTGTGTTGTCTATAACCGTGTTGTAATAAGCGTCAACCACGGGGGATGTGCCGCAAAGATTGATGTCATAAACAAACGCACTGACTCCAGACGCCTTGCAACTATCGCCCCATGAGCAAGTGGTTGACATTGAATTATTTTTAATCAGGTTTGCCCCTGCAACAACTGTCCCGCAAACACCAGTGGCGCTATCATCGTGTGCCTCAACGCCCTCGATTGTTCTAAGCTCAATCCTGGTGGCATCATCGGAGCTTATAACCGTATTGTATTCGATCCAGTTTTCAAACGAATTGCCATAAAAAAGAATCGACGCGTTGCCATAGCGCACATCTTTTGATGTATTATAGGCGACATAGTTGTGCCGATAGATGAGGTAAATAAAAGCACCATCGCCGTTGCTTACATCCGAAAAGTCAAAATCACCATTTGTCGTATCAAGTGTAAACTCGTCGTCATCCTGACCTGTTATTTTCGCAATTCGACCCTTTAAATCTCCGGTTGCAAAGTACATATAATACTGGCCGTCCGTGTAATCAGGGTATCCAGTACCGGATAGCGTAACAGTTGTTGATGTGCTGCCGCTAACGGTCGCATATTCCCTATATCCGGTCGTTGCTGTTCCGTCTGGAGCTAGGTCAAAAGAGTAACCCTCCTCATATGGGGATTCGATATAGTTGTATGCGTGAACGACTTTCTCAAACGTCCCGCGTTTTGGCGTATACCAGACAGCCCCCATGCCTCCATAGGTTTTATTGTTTGTAATCCTACCTTTGTAAGCAGAGTCAATGGTTAGGTTTGGTCGCGCTACGGCGTCAAACGTGTTGTACCAGTAGTTGTTATCAATGACAAAATCGCTCAACCTATTTTGCAAATAAACACTCGCGCCACCATTGCCAGTATGGCCAAAAGCGCAGTTGCGTATTTCGATCCCTTGATTCTCGACACCCTCTGAATACGTTGACCGAATCACCCCAACACCAGTGCCGCTGCTTGTCTGATAACCCGTGACTGGCACGAAATTAAAGTCACGAATAATTATCCAATCATCTCCATTACTAAGGTCAATCTGCGTTAGCGTTGCAGCACCGCTACAGTATGAGTTTTTCGGATCACAATCGCCCGTTTCGTATCCGTCAAGCGTAACGTGGCCGTTAGACGTACCGTTTATATCGATAACTAATATCGTGGGAATTGGCCCGCTACAATAAAAAACCATATTCTCGTAGTCTTCAAAACCGGCAGATCCTAAAGCATTGAACATGCTGGCTGACATGGCATTGTTTAGCGAACTGCCGGTCATACTCCCAGCACCGCTTTGTGTGACATAAAATACCCGATCGTATTCGTCGCCCTCTGCGGTAGCATTTGTTACTATCTGACTTGTACCGGTTATCGGGGCAAGGTCGTTCTCTGCCGCGTCCTCTACAATGTCGCCAGAACTATCAATGTCAAATCGGAGGTAAACAGTTTCCCCGTGTACCGCTGGGATTGCGGTGGAAAATAAAAGAGCTTGGGTTCCCCACCCAGACACATAGGTGCAAGCGATACCGTTGCCTGTCGTAGACATGTCGACAAGGAACTCACCGACTATCGTTTCTGCACCCTCCACAACAACCTCATCAGTATACACCATTAATGCGTCACCGGTTATCACGACACTGGTAATTGATGGAGCTACCGTGTCCGGTGCTCCTGCAAAAAGATTGGTGATTAGTTTGTCTGTCCCGGTGATTGCGGCAAGGTCGTTGTCTGAATCGTCTACGAGAACGTCCCCGGTTGAATTTTCATCAAAATTTAAATAGCAAACATCCTCTGCGGTTATCCCCGAATCAATCTCAAACACATGCTGTGGTGTTCCATCGCCAGATTGATATGTGCTGCCAAGATCATTCCCGGTTACACTGCAATCGACCAATATTTCGGCGTTGGCCCAATTTGTGCTTTGAGATACGTTCTCGTTAAAATTTAATGTTAGGGTTGACGTTGACGAATTGATGAACGGCGTAAATGCCGCAGAAATCATGCCCCAACCATTTACATATCCAGTTAGTATTGACCCGGTTGTCGTCGCTCCGGCAGAAACAACAGGCTTTGTCGATCCTGCCAACCGTTGATAATTCTTGCCGTCGTATCTTTCTGTTTGCCCTGCGTTTTCAGCTATGGATGCGCTGGATGAGTTGACAGATATAACATCGGTAACCCACGCATTATCGGTGATTGTTGTCAATGACAAAGACGTTGGAGAACTGCTTCCTGTTGTTGAGTTGCTTGCCTCCGGCGCTTGCTGTGCCACATTGTAAAGGCTGATTGCGCCGACCGTTGCCCTACAACTTTCGTTGAAAGTAACAACGACATTATTGGCACCGGTGGAAGGAGCAAGAATATAATACAATCCCACCCAGTCTTCGTCTGTTTTGTATTCGACCCAATCAATCTCAGTTAAAGCTTCTCCATCGTAAGTAACGCTATTAACTACTAAATTTCCATCGATGGTGTTGTCTGTTTCCTCCGCACCCACACCGACAACCAAAACACGATTATTATTAGACCCAACCGTAACCGATATGGTAATAGTTGATCCAGCCGACGCATCGTCCGCATGGTCGGTTGCTGTGTCATAAGTAATTGTTACGGGTGATCCTGCATCATTGTCTATTGTGGCCGTTGTGACTGTTGGTGGAGTCGTATCACCGCCTACAGAAACATCATAAATGAACCCAGGATAAGGGAGCATCCCATGACTGGCTAACACGATGGATGGACAAATAAATAAAAATACGCAAAAGTATTTAATCATCGCATGACGTCCCAGTTCAATGTAACTGCTGCGGGTGTAATCGCACCGTCTGTGAGATTGCAAACTTTAAAATTAACATTGTTTGCTGTTGGGTATGCGTAAATAACCAACACGCCCGTAGAAGGGTTATAACCCGTGGTGCTGGTTACATCAGCGTTGAACCCCCAATTAACAACATCGGTTGTCGCCACCCCTGACGCGGTTTCGGTTACAACTGTCGCGCAGGCACCGGAGGCAATCTCGCTGGTCCCCATTGCCGCTGTTCCGCTGGCGATAATTCTCACCGCGTTATATCCATCTACGGTGTCTGCGTCCAGCCCTGAACCAGACCCGTCATTGCTTACGTGCCAAATGGCCCCCGCTACACCATCTAAATAACCAAGCTCGGTTGAACTAATCGCGCTCATGTCGGTGTATGTGCCGTCATTGTCAGAAAACACAATCCCTGTTTGCCCCTCAATGGTGTCAATGCGGGTATCGTTGTCGGTAACAGCCAAGTCAATTGCACCAAAATCGCTTGAGGTTATTGTGTCTCCTGTGCTCTTGTTTAGATTCAAGGCAGACTTGGTGCCGGTCGTGTCGTATCCGTCATAATACTGATACCCAACCGCAACAGTGATGAATAGCACCCATAATATTGCTATTGTTTTTTTCATACCGCTACGCTTCCTTTTCCATCGTAGTTTACTTCAGATGGTTTCACTTCCTGGCCCCAATTGAAGAAAACAAGCTCGTCGTCAACGACAACCCACGCCCAATTGTGGTTTTTTCCCTCCCAAAACCCATACGCCCTTCCGATTGCCGGGCTGGAAATACCGTGCTGCGTACACCATTCCTGAAAATGTCCCAGCCACATAAAATGGAACCTGTTACAGTCGGCAAGAAGGTAGTATTTTTTAGGGTCCGTCCAGTACCAGGCGGTTTTATTGTCGGCGTACATTACCGGGTGTTGCAATTTTTTAGACTTAATTCTTGAAAAATCCATGTCAAACAAAAGGTTTTTTTCAAGAAAGCTGTCACCCAAGTCATGCTTTTTGAGCAATGCGTTTAATTCGGTATGTTTCATTATTCTTGCCATATGAACAAAAACAGGTACCCAGATGTTGCGCTACCTGCGCCAGAAATAACCGGAGCGATTTCAACATTGTACGGAAGCGGGTAGGTCACGTTTACGTTTATCGCTTCACCATTCGTTGAATTGGATAGGTCCGTACCGACACCATTTAACAAATCGGCAACGGAAACAGTTGCGCCGTTATCAAGAAAAATTTTTCCAGTAATAACAAGATCAAAGTCAGGGGTAACACCAGAATCAGGTACGGAAAGAATCGTGTTCACCGACCCACCGGGAATGGCCAAAGAACCTACGCCACTGACATCGCCAGAAGCATCGGAAGTCCATCTCCATACAATCGTTCTCCACATGCCGTTAAGTTTGTTTGATACAATTGTTGCACTGCCAGCCATATCATTTCTCCTTGTTGTAAAACTTGTTAAATCGGTTATATACAGCGTTCATTCTTTTTTTGATTGTTTCAACGCGGTCTTTATCGCCAGATACTTCAGCCGCCTTCAATGATTTTCTTAACTTCCTGAGTCTCTTTTCGCTTTGTTCAGCAAGGGGCATCATCTTTCTCAGGTCTTTCGTGGCAATCAACACATTCTTGTATTGGACAGTTCCCTTGTAGGCTTTCAGCCTTTCCTTCGCGATTAAAACATTCTCAATGTTTTCATAATATATTCTTGAGTTCGCCCACGCTGGTTGATCCCCAGCAACCCTTCTGTAAAATGGTATTTTATGCGCTTCTATTTCTTCACCACGAATTTTGGCGAGAGGAACACCGATTGAATCTTTGAAAAACCGAAGTGCTGACCCACCAGCGGTGTCCAAGATAAGATCAAGCGTTTCTGGTGATACGTCTATTGCGCCAGACTTGATTTTGTCGCCACGGGTTAGTTTGTTTAATGCTCCAGCAACCCATTTTGAACCAGAACTTGCCGACTTCCAATATCTTTGCGAATCCGGTGTAGGAACCCTCTCAAACTTATTAACTGCTGGCATTAAATCGCCACCAAACCAATTCTTGTTTTCGGAAACCATGACGAACGGATCTGCCACGGTCGGTGAGAGTGTTTGCAATAACGTCCCCGACTGAACGGGGTTAAACGCACCAGCCGCAATAGATATCAGCCTTCCGGCACTTGACATGGCACTGAAATTTTCTTTTGTAACTGCGCGAGAAAGTTCAGATCCAATATTCCAAAACAAATTGTATCCCCAAGGTGCTGGTATTTTGGCGTATTTTCCTTTCGTGCCTGGGATCATAAAAATCATATTCCGTTCGCGCACGAAGTCGTCAATTTTGTTGAAATAGTCTTCCCCGTCTTCGTCTTCACCCGCCATTGAGTTTAAAATTCCAACGACAAAACTTGTTCCGACAATACCCGCCAGCACTTTCTGAACCGAACGAGACTTGATGCTTGCTCTTAAGATACGATAGGAACCCTGTATACCAGCATTGGCGAACAAATATAAAGAGTTTATAACGGGTCCAGCCGCACCCTTCTTGGTAAAGTCTACCGTTAGGTCTGACGCTATCTGCGCTGCACGTTCGTCAGTCTTCCCCTGTTCTGTAGCAAGCTTGAACGTGTGAAGCCTAATACCGTTTTCAATTGCCGTATTCGCGTTGTCGATTAATTCCAGCCACCCTTTAATCGCAGCCCTTGTCGGACGCTTACCCGACTGCATCTCAATTTCTCTGGTTATTTTTTTGGATAGATTTTCAACCGAACCGTGAACATCTGCCCAACCGATCTTCCCACCAGCCGCTTTAAAACGATCATACATCTTTTCAAGGTCTGTGCCTTTTCGTTTACCACGTTCTACCGCAAGTATCGCAACAATGGCTTTTCTGGCACCGGAGAACATATTTTCCCCTTTTACCCCGGTGTCCCTTATATTGATGTTCGCCGTTCCAAAGTCTCGCAAGAAGTTGGATATAATAAACTCAGGCGACCATGTAGTATTTATTCTCGCAAGGAACCTGTTTATTCTGGCAAGAAAGTTGACAATTGGACCGTTCATGCCGTCATCTGCCTTGAGCGTCCGCATCATCAACATTGCGTCTTTGTCGTCTTTGTTTACCTCTATAAGATACTGCTTGCCGTCTACCATAATCCGCATCTCGTTTGGCTCGACTTCAAACAAGTTTGGATACATTCTAATATTTCCATTCTTGTCCGTGCGGGGAGACTTTTTAACGGGTCTTATGGTGAGCGTTTCAGAACCAATGTTGGCCTTGGCAAGCCCGTACAACGCCCTTTGAGACACAGCCTTTTCAGATATGTTGATTGCCTTCTCATAATTGGCAACCGTGTTCGCAAAGATATTGACCACGTTCCTTGTAGAACCGCCACGAACTTTTACCTGTCGCCCAGAAGGTTTCAGCCCCCTTGTCGTTCCGAACATAGAGTCGTCGTAGCCTTCACGATACAGGGGAACGTAATACTTGTATTTTTTTACAATTCTGTCATATTCTTCTTTGGGGATTTGCCCCGCATCGAAAAGAAGGTCAAGTCTTCCCTTGTTGATGTTCAGCATCATCTTGCGGAGTTCTTCTATTTTTTCGTCGCCCTCATATTGTTTTAGAACAGCTTTAGCATCTTTGTCTGTCATTCCAGATGGCTTTTCAGCGAACTTATCCCATTTCGCTTTAAGCATCTGAACGTCTTCGTTGTTTTTGTGTGCGTCAAATATTTCTTCAAGATGCTTCAACCAATCGGCGGGTGCCTTCACGCCCTTAACGGATGCTTCAACGGCTTTAGATTCTTTTTTATCGAGAACGCCAATGATTTCTTCAACCTGAATTTTAGCGTTGCGCTCCCTAAGAAGTTGGTTGAGGTTGTCACCAATAACGTGCTTGGCGTGGGAATACAGTTCAAGGTCTTCCACGTTTACGCCGTACCTTGCCATCTTTTTAATAAGCGGCTGAACCTCGTCTTCCCAGAACTTTTCTACTTTCGCAGCGGTAATCTTCGGTCGTTGCGTTTCCTTCAAGAACACGTTGATTTTATCTGTCAGTTCGCCAAGTTTTTTCTGTGTTACGTCGATGGAATAATTTTTATCAACAATCCAGTACATTGCATCGTTGAACTTGCGATTAAAAACAGACTTGGCTTTATCCATGTTGGTCAAGGGTAATGTGTATTGTTCCCCCTCTACCGCCGTGGCGTACTGAATATGCTCGTTAATCTCAGCGGCATCCTCGTTAAAAAGTTGGTTGACATATTCATTTGGGTGTGGTATTTTATCGACAATTGAAAGGAGGCTGTCATGCCCGATCTTGTCTGTTCCAATTGCGGAAAGAATTTCTTTAGACGATACATGTACCACAGAAGTTCCAAAAACTACTTTTGCAGCGTTGATTGCGCTAACAGGGGCAAGTATATCAACGGCACGAACGCCGCTGGGTATAAGGTCGTTAGGGTCGGTGGGAAGCAAGTCTACGAGCATAGATGGGTTGTCGAGCAAAACCTTGGGAGAAATCTTCTTCCCACTGAGCATGTTCACCACATCAATGGGGACAAGGCGGACAACAGAATCGAGAACCTTTCTGTCCTTAAGGATAGTGCGCATCATCGCAAGCACATCCCTTTGGCCTACGACATCAAGACTGCTAAAAGGCTTAAGGACGCCGGTATCGGGTACAAAAGACTTGGAAAGATTTTTAACCGCCACCCCAATTCCATTAGAGAGGCTTTTATTCGCAGGGGGTGGCACAACCCCTTTGGCAGAAGGCTTCCTGATGTCGTTCTTCGTAAGAGGGCCGCTGATATTCTTGGGGTCGCTCCTTTTTAAGATTCTGCCCGACTCCACATCCCGCAAAACCCCTCGCTCAGTTCGCACAAACACGTTAGCCAAGGCGTCCAAAAAGTCGGCTATTTTCTTAATTAGTTTTCTTACCACACTGCTCTGTTTGCCACGGTTTCTCAACTGACGCTCAACCCATCTTGCCTGTGCTTCCTCACTCCCCTTGCGTGACAGGATTTTTTCTTCAGCCGCCGTGAACAGGCCAGCAGCTTTCATGTGGTGAAAAAGTTCGTGGCTAAGAATAAACCTGTCAGCCTTGTTGCGCTTCAGCTTAATTTCACCGTCAAAGTACGATCCTACGACTTTCTCCCCCGGCTTGGCTTCCTTACCGTATGCCATCCTTATCGTTGCGCTATCGTCTCCCACCACGCTGTCAGCGATGTTTATGGCAATGTTTCCGGTGGGGGTTGACACACGCACGCTGTCACCGTTCACCCGTGAACCGAAACCCATGCGCTTGAACTCTGCCGCTACCTGTTTAGCCATAGTAATGTTTTGACGGCGGTCAGGCTTCTTGCTTCTTGGAAACAGTGGGTTGCGGCGTTTCTTATCGGTGTACTGTGCGCCGCCGGGGTCTAATGGGTGTTGACGGCGGTCGGTAGCGAGTTTGGTCTTTGTCGCCTTCGGTGCAGCTTTTGTCCGTTTCCTCTCAAACTCACGCTTTTTTTCAATCAGTTCGTCGTTGCGTCTTTTTATTTCTGCATCAGATGGTTTTTTTATTCCGTGTTTTTCTGCTAATTTAACCCACGCTTTGTCAACACCTATCTTCGCTGCCTTTTCGGGTGTGGCTTTTTGTGTTTTGGTCTTTACTTCCGTCTCTTTTTGTGATGTAGTCAGGCGTGCTATGCCATCCAGCAAAGAACTGGCACTATAAACTCCAGTGGGTATAGAGTTTTTTGTATTAATAATGTTAGGGTCAAGGAGCACATCGCCGTTATGGAAGAACATATCGGCAGGTCCATTTAAAATTCCGGCAAAAGAGATGAAGTCGTCCACCACATTAACGGGGATAGACTTGATAACCGCATTTCTAACCTCAGGCTGATGAAGCGCATCGACCATAATAGACTGCACATTCCTCTTAGTTTTGACATCAAGGTCGCTAAAACTATGATTAAGAGAGGCGAGTCTATTTCTAATATTGCCAAGCTTCTTGACACTAGAAGTAACGCTATTTATTCCGCCTCCAAAAGACGAGGAACCCGTGTTAAAGACATCAGCGGCTGAATCTACTTTCTTTGACGCTTTATATGAGACACTTTGTACCAACGGTTTCTTAACGCCTTGACCTTCTTTCGATGCGATCTTGTGTTTTAATGCCCTGTACCCGATGCCGATGCGCTCTGCCATCGGCATGTCGATAGTAATGTTATCAGCAATCGCATACATGTTTGATTCAGTAACGCTCACAATCTCCGAAGCACTAATTTCTCCAGCAACACCGTATTCCGTGGCTTCCTTGACTCCATACTGGTATGGCCTTTTAGTTTTAGGCGCATTTGTCTTCACGCCGATTATATATGCTGGTTCATTGACAGACGGTTTTCCACCAGCACGGGGGCTACCTCCATGAGCGAACATGCCAGCGACAACGGGGTCATCCACGAAAGATGTCTGACCTTCGTGTCCCACGTGAACAAAGTCACCTTTTCCGTGTGACGCTATTTTCCCTGTTTCAATTACGTTTTCATATTCAGCCTTAGACATGCCCCTATATAATATATCGTCACCCTTGCTCACAGGAAGTTCTGTAGAGAGTCCTGATTCTTCCATTAAAACAACACCCGCCGCGCCATTCCCTCGGTTTTTGTCAACCCTTGAAATTGTGGGGTTATACGTAACGGCGACACCTCCAACTTTTACCTCCGCTGCCTTTTCCGGTGCGACTTTTTGTACCAGTGGTTTCTTAACGCCTTGACCTTCTTTTGCTTTACGGGGCGTTTTGTCACTTATTGCGGCCCTTTCCTTGGGGCTTTCCGCAATTTCCGTTACCTTTGCGGTTGCTTCCGCAGCAGGGGCTTGGGTTCTTGCAGCCATTTCCGTTGCCTTGACCGGTTCCGTTACATTGTCCTTTTGCCATGCTTCCTCCAATGCTTGCTGTTTGGGGTCTTTTCTATCCATTCCAGCATCTCTGCGCTGGGATTTAATTTTTGTTTCTTCGTCCTTCCAATATTGTTCTTCTTTGCGTCGTTCTATTTCTGCTTGAATTGGGTTTCTGTTCGGTACGGTTTTCCCGCGAGATTGTTTATAAACATCAAGTGTCCTTGTCCCCCTGTCTTCACCCATGGACGCTTCCATACGGGCGTATTCGTCAGGGCCGGGGATGTCTCCAAGGTCAATGGTGCGCCCCTTAACTTTTGTGCCTGTATCGCCCTCTCCTGTGGTATCACCGCTATTATCAACCGAAGCTTTGCTGAACACACCCGTCACACCACCAGTAGGAACACCCATGACAGCACCAGCAGCAAACGATTCGCCAGCGCGCAGCAGGTTCTTTTTTTCAAAAAAGGATTGGTCTTCGCCGGTCCAGATTTCGTTCAGGATAGATAGTTCTTCTTGGGTTAGTTCCTGTAATCCTTCGCCGCCACCCTGAATAACGGCTTCTTTTAGCATCCGAACAAGACGGTATTCATCACCAACTTTGCCTATTTTGGCAAGCTTACTCAGTTCTTTGGTAGCAACCTTTCCGGCCTTAACCCCCAACACCTTATTAATAAGGCGTAAATGACCACCACCAAAACCAAGCTCCACAAGGCCAGCGGCTGTTCCTGTTAATGCTGCCTTGCCTGGAGAAGCGTTCTCAATACCGTGCTGCTCAACGTCAGCCATAAAATTGTGGGCGGCTTCTTGTGGTGCCGTTGTTGCAACAATTCCAGCCGCAGCGCCGTATTTAACGGCTTTTGAAGCAAGCTGTTTTGCTGCCAGCTTGACAGCAACGTCTTTCGCAACCCCCTCAGCCACAAGTCCCTTGGCTTTGTTGGCAATTAAAGATTTTGACATTTTCTTTAAGGCCAAACCACCCAACGCTTTTGCGCCAATGCCAGCGCCCGTCATGCCAATAATCATAGATGGAGCAACCGTTCCTGCCGTGTGCAAAAACCAATTGGTTGCACCCTCTAATGTTGGGCTGTCAATTAGTTCTTCAAAAGAAGTTTCACCCTCATACTCAGACGCTTTTTCCATCAAACCGCCAGCTTTTTCTGCGCCCCACTCAGCAACGGAATCAGCACCAACAGCTTTTCCCGCCATTGAAACAACAGCAGGAGCAACGGCAGCGGTTTGATACAATCCGGCTTTCCAACCTTTGCCAAACTCAGACTTGTCGTCTGGTTCAACTGGCTTCGGCTGGTTTACTAACGGTTGTTCAGGAAGCGGAAAAATTTCCTTCCTGTCTAAATAATCAAATGTTTTTGACCAATTAGTCATCGAAATCTCGCGTTGTACGGTTTTGGCATTCCTGACATTACATTCTTTTTGGGGAGGTCTTGCATTAAAGATTCAGGCAAACCCGCACCTTTAAAGGCATTTTTGCTCTCTTCTTGGTAGTTTTCCCACATATCTTTTTTCTTTTTACGAGAATAGTATCTACCATCATCCCCTTTATATACTTCGTATCCAGCAGCTTTTTCAGCAGCTATTGTTTTTTTCCACGTTTTATGGCCACGACCCTTTAAAAGAAGCCCTGTTTTTGGATCTCTTGACGGCCAGTGGCCCGTAGAATCTGGCTTAAGACCGGCTGCTTTCGCAGACTCCATGTCGTAACCGTTTCCTTCTGGGTCAAATTTTTGTTTGTTTTTTTGAGGACCGCCCCTGTCTATACGCTTAAACCTTTGTTCGTCCGCCGAACTTTTTTTAAAGGCAGCATCGCGAGCCGCTCTTTTTGCTCTTTCTTCTGCCCTTCTTTGTTCAAATTCATAGCCAGCGTCTTCATAACTAATTGTATCATTGTATTTTTTTTCAAGTTCTTTCTTAAATTTTAAAACCTGGGATGTATAATATCTTTGTTCTCTTTCTGTTTTTGCAGCCCATTGCGCGTTTTCTTTTGACGCTGGAACCCACGTTTCTTCTCCGTCTATGTTAAATCCCAATTGTTCGTAACCACCAGTTTTGGTTTTTTGGATATTGTTTGCAGCAAGGGCCAACTCTACATTCCTATCGTAAATAGGCTTTGTTGATTCTTCTTTGTCTTTTTTGGGAGTTCCTTTTGCTATAATGTTTCCGTTTTTATCATATCTTATCTGTCCCTCACCCAACGTAAATCCATCGTCTTTTTCTTTTGCTGTGTATGGTTTCAACGAAGCGCCATTGTCCGCCAAAAACTTACCCATCAATTCAGGATTGTTTGCCAACGTCGGATCGGTGGTCATCTTTTCGACTACAGGAAAAAAATTTTCGGTCGGCGCTGTTATCTCAACATCGCCCTGTGATGTTTTAATAACGCCCGTTGATTGTGTTGGGTTTACATTTGTAAATGAAAAACTTTCTACGTCTTCTAAGCCAAGAACAGGAGCGATGTTTCTCAATGCAGCATTGGCCCCATCTGTCGTTTTTTGTTGCAAAGCTATTTCTATCCCTTTGCCCCACCTACGGTACTGATCTTGTTTCTTTTCTTGTTCAAGCTGTTGCTGTTGTAAAACAGTTCTTTTTTGCAACTCTCCAACCCGTTGCGCCTCAAAAGCGTTCTGCGCCTTCCGTTGCTCCTGTAGGTCAGCCTGTTGCTGCTTATACAAAGCGTTCCTGTCCGCCGCCTGTTGATTTTGGTTGCGAATCTGCATAGCATTGGAAAAGTTTCCCATTGCCTGCTGCTGGTATTGGTTCGGGTCTACGTTGAAAGCGTTGTAATTTACCATTTTTTACATCCCGTAGGCTGTGGTTTTAAACTGACCCATATGAAATGGTCCTGTCGGCGCTGCGGCATAGCCAAGGGCGTTGCCGTAAGAATAAGGTACCTGATTGGGCTGCTGGTACATATTGTACGCTGCCATTGCGTTCATGGGGGCAGCGCCAAGCATATTCCATTTTTGGGCCTCGGCCTGCCCACCGGCAAGCAATCCTTGTGCGGCGGCATCGCCAGCATACCTCAAGTTAGTGCCGGAATTGCCAGCGTAATTCTGACCGGCAGAGTTTAAGGCATTATTATATCCTGTCTGTACCCTTGCCAAAGACTGCAACGGGTTAAGTGAGTCGTAATAACGGCGCAAAAAATTATCTTGCTCATTAGAAGCAAGACCAGATGCAAACCTCATGGTGTCGGCATTTCTGGATCTTCCGCCAGCAACGGCACTTTTATCAAGCGCGTTTATTCCTTGGCTTAGGTTCCATTTATACGCATCGCTTGCCTTAAAATCCCCAGGGCCAGCCATTGCTTTATCGTAAAGCTGGTCCATAGCGTTGATGCCAATGTTCGCGCCCTGAAGTTCTATATCTCTGAACGGCTGTGTATCAGCACGGGTTGTGTCGTACATATACTTTTGGAGTGCATTGGCTTCTCTTGCAGACTGCATTTGTGTATTGGATGCGTTTCGCGCTGCTTCAGTCTGGGCATCGGTTGCGTTCATGCTTGCGCCAAGCCCCGCGCCCATTATTGCCCCAATAGGATTGCCACCACTCACCAAAAACCCAGCAGCACCCCCAAGAACAGGTTTTAAAATTTTGTCAAAAAATCCCATGCCGAACTCCTTACGTTTCCATTAAACCAGCAGCTTGTTTATAAAACAACTAAGCCCTTATAAATAAAACATCGTTATTATTAGACATCTTTGCATAATCAAGCCATTTTTTTTTGTTCTTTGGGCCGGACAACTCCGCCATCAGCTTTAACGCCTGTTTAAAATCAGCGTTTATTTTTATTGCTTCTAAACAACAATCTTTTGCCTGATTGAACTGCCCTATGTTTTTATGGCAAACAGCCTTCAGAACCCATGCGTCAGCCCATTCAGGCGCCCACCACGCAACGGAAAGATACGAATCAAACCAGGCAATTGCTGCCGTCCAGTTTTTTCGATAATAGTGTTCTCTGGCAAGATAGTATCTCTCACGGACAAGCTTCGGGTTTTTCTCCAGTTCTTTCCTCAAAATCCTGATTGTACGGTCTGGGTCTTTTTTGTGGGTAGGGCTGTACCCGTACTCAATAACGCTTTTACCAACAGCATTACCTGTCACGCTCAAGTAGTTATGAATGGCACCCTTCCACACTATCCCCGTGTTGTTTTTAAACAACCTCGGTGCCAGCATGGACGTTTTGTTGCCGTTAACATTTATGTTAATAATGTGTTCATCTGAGTGTTTGCTTACATCTTCATATAACTGGTCAACCGGGCTAATCAGCTTTTCGTCAGCGTCGATGATAAAAATCCAGTCGCCGTGGCATTTAGACAGCGACAGGTTTCTCGCTTCGGCAAAATCGTCGTTCCACTTGTACTCGTCGGCATAAACCTTGCTGGTGTATTTCTTAGCTATTTCAACAGTTTTGTCGGTAGACCCCGTATCGAGTATGACAATTTCGTCCAGTCCCTTGATAGACGCAAGACACGCACCAAGCATGGCCTCTTCGTTTTTAACTATCATTGAAGCTGAAATCATTTTAGCTCTCTTCTAATAGCTGCGCCCAAATGTATGTACCGGCGTCCGCGGCCGCATCCCCTGAGTTAATCTCGCCATCCCCGCCCCTGTCTTTAGCCACCATCTGAATAAGATCGTTCTCGCTTAGGGCAATCGGTCTGACACAAGCCCCAGACGTGCCTTCATCGACTGTGCGCCCGTACCCAGCTACAGTCATACCAGGTATTTCGGCGTAGCCACCGCCGGTGTTTATTTGGAGTTGGGCAAAAGCGTGCATTCGTGTACCACTCCCAAGGTTAAACAGCACCCCAAATCCTAATAGGTAAACACCTGTGGTATTAATTGTTAAAATTCCGGTTGATGTATTAAACGAATACGCACTATCATCATACGGTGCAGATGCGAAATCAGTAACCGTGGCGTATGAAGTTGTCAATGTTTGTTGTGACGTTTTATACGCATGAAAAAGGTTTGGTGAACCACCACCTGCTGCGCCCGTCGGCCCTGTCGCTCCAGTCGGCCCTGTAGCACCCGTGGGTCCAGCCTGTGTCGGTCCCGTTGGCCCCGTCGTACCAGTTGGCCCAGTAGGTCCAGTCGGCCCCGTGGTTCCTGTAGGGCCTGCCTGCGTAGGCCCTGTGGGTCCGGTTGTTCCCGTCGGTCCGGTAGGTCCAGTCACTCCAGTAAGACCCGTGGGGCCGGTCGGTCCAGTGGGTCCAGCCGTTGTCGGGCCTGTCGGACCTGTAACACCAGTTGGACCCGTCGGTCCCGTAGCACCCGTTTCACCCGCGCCTGTGGGCCCAGTCGGGCCAGTTGGTCCAGTAGGGCCAGGGGCACCCGTAGGCCCTGTACCACCGCCGCCAGGAGGCGTCTCCCAAGACAAGTCACCCCGTAAAAAATGGTCTGTATCATTATCCCCCTTTGGACAAAGCCCGTGGGCGGAAACCGTCGCGTTTAAATCTGTATTATCATCTGGTTCTGCGAAATCATCAATTTTAGTAGATGTTGTTGCAGCACCTATTGGAGAATATTCATCATCGTGGTTATGGTTTATGTCGGCTTTTTCTGTGTTAAGAGTACCAACACTTGAATCCAAATCAGTCACATCAAGACCAACGGCATTTAAAATATCAACAATATATTGATGTATCCAAATAACAAACCGAACATCAAATTGGTTTGCCAATTCTGGCGGCATGTTTTTAACGGTTGTCATTCAAGTACGCTCCCGTCCAAACAGTCCTAACAGGGTCAGAAACCGTCACTCTTGGCGTGAAATCTCTGTGCCTTCCAAGCCTTCTCCAAATCAAACGCTGCTTATATTTACCGGCTTTTCCAATATCGCGCCATTTTTCGTTTCCCCACGTTTTGCCCTTATCAACAGAAACTTCCAGTACGGCTTGCGGATCAGAGCCCTGTCCGGTAGAAATTCCAACCCCGCCTTCTTGTTCCAACTCAAAAGAAGAAAAAGTAACAAGCTCTGACCCCTTCTGCACCGGCATGGCTCGCTGTCTGATTATTTCATCACCGTCATCTGAATATGTAGTCTCGCTTAACTCATATATTTTTCCGTTTGCGTAGTCTCCGGCTAGATGCTTTTTGTCGAGTTTCATGTAGCAGTTTGGACGCCACCTTCCGGTTCCCGTTCTCCATTCGTACCAATGCTTGAACACCATGTCGTAAACAAAAGTCTTGTTTCCGGTCGGGAAAGTAATCACATAAAACGTGTGACCACTCATTGAAAACATAAAGCTATTCGCGTCTTTAGCTGTTGTCATTGACGCGATCTCACGATCTACATGCTCGTTACTTAGTTTAATCGGGTTGGCAGAAAGCTGAACAACAACGCCAGTATTGTCCAAGGCCACCAAGCTGTTAAGAAAAACCGCGCCACTTTTTTCTGCAAGAATTCCGCACGGTATGTTACCACCCTGTATTTTTGAAAACGCAAAATCACTTCCCCCAGAGTTGTAGTAAACTTCACCAGACTCATGCCCCATCGCATAAACTTGTCCATTAACCGCATACAATGATGACAAATAATCTTTTTTTACTGAAGTGATGGCATACTCTACACCGTTCCAAGAGCTTCCATCATACAAATCAGATTCATAAAAGTTTTCTGAGTTTGCATCGTGTGAAAGAAAATACCCCCCCTCATATGCAAGCGATGCAGGTGAAAAAGGCAGGTCGTCGTTTTCAACGTCACTAAGGGTTTCATCCTCATAAATATAACAACGGTTGTTTTCTACCACGCACACCTGTTCTCCGTTGCTTTCAATCCAAGCGTTCCCAGAGCTATAGTCAAGCGTTCCAATAAGTGTGCTACCACCGAACGGAGTTACTTTATACAAACCGCTGCCGCTAACAACAAAACCCATGCCGCGACTTTCTGCCATTGCCCGTACTTTCGCAGATGATCCAAGGTCACAGAACTCAAGCAATCCAGGTCTGCCAACAAGTGCGTCACGCCCATATATTTTGCGGGGTGAAAAATACAAGTTTATCGGCAAATATCCGTCCGGTCCTTCGCCGCTAATGAAAGGTATTTTCATTATGATTGTGTCCCAACAATTGTCCCATCGGTATCGCTTGAAGGAGCACTGCTTTTGATTCTTAGATCGCCCGTACTATCAACCCATAGGTAATAACTTCCGATTATAACCGGTTGATCGTCCCAGTCATCATCATCCAAAGTAATAAAGGTTCCGTCATTTGGTGTATTCCCAAAACACTGCGACAAATAGCCCCTTGCCACGTTTATCCCGTTCCCTGAAACATTGTCTGAAAAATCGCACCCGATTATAGATATGTTAGCTGTGGTTGCATTGGTGGCCGCTACAACGCCACGGCCCTGTGATTGAGTTCCTTGGTAATCATGCGCTTGGCAACCGCTTAGGGTCAAATTTCTATATCCATCTATATAAAATCCAGGCCATGTTCCGACGCTTCCATAGCTGTTTTCGATAGCCATGCAACCAACGCATGTGGTGGCCTTGTTGGTATCTGTAGTTTGGTGTCTTCCAGTTGCGTTTGTGTCATAATCAAACCAAAAACCAGCGTTAGCGTTCCGGTATGACAATGCTCCCGTTATGGTAACATTATGGGCTTTGTTGACCAAAATTCCAGTGTTTTCCCCGTTGCTGACAACTACAGAACCAATGGTAATGTGGGCTGAGTCATGCACCCATATTCCGTATCCGCTGGCGCTTGTTACTTTCCCAGCACCATTTACTCTGGCTCCGTCTGTAATGGTGTTGAAGTCTCCACCAGGATAAATTCCTATATAACCAGCGTCTTCGACAATAGAACTTATAAAGCTGTTCTCAACGTAATATGTGTCGCCTGAGTTAAAATAAACTCCGACATACGGCGTTCCGGTCTGAGCGGGACTTTTAATGTATCCTCCGACCCTAATATTGCTACAATTTTTCGTGCTTGGTACAACTATAACCCCGTTGTGTTCGCATGTGTCAATGTCTGGCCTAATGTCTAAATTATCGCAATCAACCGTATAAACACCTGACCCATCAGCATCCGTAATGATCGGCGTTATCGTTCCATTCGTAGCAGTCGTAATTTTTACAGCATCTCCATCAGAATCTTTTATCGTCACATATCCGATGTTGACTATATCGGTTGCATTAACTTCAATGGTTCCGTTTGATGTGCTATTATTATCCTTGTTTCCGTCTATAATTCCAGTTCCTATTAAATCAAACCTGTTCGCCCCATTAACGTAAACAAGCGAGTCGTCCGTACTATCGGCAAGTTTTAAAGTCGCTGCTTGTTTTATTAACAATGTTATGTCTGTTGTAATTGTAACCTTAACAGATGTGTATGTTCCATTGTTTAATTCTACTGTTCCGCCGCCCAACAAAGAACTAACCGCAAATTGAGTGGCGCTTGTCCCACTTCCGAACCATTCAACAGGCACAGAACCAGATCCATTAAAACGAATCATGCTCACCGCAGTAATTTGTTGGTTTTTAGACGCTACAATGTTGTTTGGCGTATCTACGGTTAAGAGTTCATCTCCGGTAGTCCTTACAAGTCTTGCTCCGGGCTGTATTTCTATGAAGACCAGCGGGTATGATGTTAGGTCAATATTTGTGTCTAACGTATAATCGGTGGTGTTTGCACTTCCGTCGTGTCGTAAAACAATGTTGGCGACCTCAGATGTGCCAACCTCTGTTATAATATCATAAATAGTATCCCCAGTTCCAGAAGCGGTTACGCCCTGGTCTGTTTCGTCTGGGTCGGGATAATATGAGTATGTCGTTGAACTTGATGATGTTGCTGCGGTCCCAACTCCATCAACAGTCCAAACCGTAACATCTTCGTCAGTTTTAAGAACGAACTTGTATTCGTCGGCGTAATAAATTGTTGCTTCGCCCCTTGAATCAAAGACAACGGGGTTGGCGGCTGGCACAGTACACGCTTCATCAGTATAAACAACCTTCGGAGTTGTTGTACCAGATTCATAAGTATAAAGTTTATACCCAACGCCTGGGTTGCCGTCGCTATCGAAAACCTGCATGACCGGAGAATAAATTGAATCGCCCATTTTTTTCCCTTTTTACCTCAAAACAAACGGCAGTGTTGCGTAACCAACACGAGCAGAATAGTCTATATTAAAATCACCCTTAGAAGAAGTCCCTCCACGGCAAACAACATTTGTGTTCGCTTGGGGAACTGGGTGGCTGTTCATATTTTTTAGTGATCTCAGCGTTGATTGTGCTCTAGCCACGACAACACCAGACGGCTCTTTTTTATATTCTGGTGCCATTTCTATAGCAAGATTGAAAATTATCGCAGGTTCGTACTCTGGCGGGAGTGCCAGGCTATCCGTTGTGGCTGAATAAGTGGTAAATATTTTATGTGACCAGATGTGAACAGCGTATGTATCATCGGGAGTGGGCCAAAAAAAGAAAGTTCCGTTCGGGTACGTCCTTTCGTAATATAGTGCGGCTGGTTTTTGCGTTTCTGACTTCTGGCCAGTATAGGCATATTCCTCCGCTGAAAAAACAGCGAGTGGCGTATCTACGTTGTCGTCATCACGAAGAAAAGCCGCTTTAATTCTACCGGGCCAGGTAGTATCCACGGTTGCCCCAGAACCAACAGTATAAGACGCCGTTCCGTTTGTAATGTTGAAATTCTCTCTGGTTATCGCGTTTTTTAGGCTTGGTATCGCTTGCCATTGGCTCAACATCATGTTTAACGCACTGATGCCGTCAACAATTTCTTCGACTTCCATATCGGCAAGACCGATCTTGCGACCAGCCGCTTGCACAATTGTCCCGATAGTAGACATTATTCAGCCCCACCGTGTTTTTCGGCCATGTGTTTATCGTACCAACGCTTGTCCTTGTACTCTTTATCGCACTCAGCGCAGTAAAGAATTTCAGGTGCATCGTCACTTACTGGCGCGTCAAGTTCGACGGGGGCGACATCAGGCGTGTCATCCCAAACCATTGTGTTTTTCATTTTCGGCTGAACGGGCATTTTGTTCCATTCTTTTGCGTTCGGGGCGTCAAACCAACCCTCTGGAATAACTTCGCCGCGCTCAAAGATTTTTCCATCGCTGCCTTTGTAAAGCCATTGTCTATGGTCGTTAATCATGTTTTTCTCCCAACGGCGAACCGTCCGAACCGTAAAAAGTTTATGCCAAATTTTTCTGACAACGCTGGTGTCATGTCGAGTTTTTGGTCAACGTCATCAACAATAAAAATGCACCCATCATCAACTTCTTCTATTTTATCAACAACTTTTGTACGGTCGCTCAACGCTTGTGGAGGACCGTCGATTAAAATCATTGAGTATTTTTCTTTTATGTCATAGTCGTACCAGCCGTTAATAACTGGTCGTTCCAAAAGTTCTACGTTCCCGTATCCGCACTGCTTTAGAAGCCCGTTCATCCTTGAAATCCATTCTGGATGGTGTTCAAGGGAAGTAACCTTTTTGCCAGATGCGCCGAGGATTAGTGTGGTAAGTCCAGACCCAATCTCAAGAATGTTACCGGTGGCTTCTCTGGAAAGTTCTGCCACCATGCCAAGCATCGGTATGGTTGGGGTCCACTTGTTGTTCCAGTGTTCGCTAAGGTCGCAAAAATTGTTTGTGTCGCAATTTCCGTTTTCAATTTTTTTAATCAAACTGACAATGTGCTGGTCAACAAGCCCATTTTTTTCTCTCAAGTGGTAGGCAAGCGAACCAAAATATTCAGCAGACCCAATGTGACCAAACCGCATACACGGGTCCACATAAATTTTCCCGCCGGTTTTTTTCCACTTTTGACAGAACTCGTAGTCGCCGCCCCACCTTATGTTACCGTCAAGTCTTCTTTCAAAAATGAGTGGGGTCTTAATCTTCCGGTTTACGTCAAACCGGCTTGCGTATTTTGGTACGGAAATATACAGTAGTTCCAATACCTTGCGCTTTATCTTCAAAAAGCCGGTTGGAACAGACGCAACTTCCATCAGCCCGTCTTGGTCGGTCCACAACTCTCCACCAAGAAATCTTACTGGAAATTCAGGATCTTCCGACTTTTTGGGGTAGACTCCAGCCACAACGTCCCTGTCATATTTGACCAACTTGACCAAGTCTTCAGGGTCAAAGTGAACATCAGAATCTATAAACACAAAAGTGTCACACTTTGATTCAAGGAACTCCTGAACAAGCGAGTTTCTTTGGTCGTCAACATGACAGTCATAAGCGCATATCGCCAGTTCTGAACCAATCCCGTTTTTAAGTAGTTCTTCTTTCGCGCCGAATAGAGAATAGACTGTCTCTGCGGAAATATCGCTTGTTGTTGGTATGGCAATAAAAACCCTTGTCGGCTTGCCACCAAACGCACCGCTCGATTTAAGAATTTTCATAAAACCACGTGGGGGTCCGAAGACCCCCGTTAAGGTTAGATCACGCAGCCCCTTTGATAATACCAGCCGCAATAAGGTCAGTGCGAATCTGGTTTAAAAGGACCGTGTTTGCAGCCACTACAGCCGCAATCGTGGTAGTCGAGTGGGTAGTCGTAATCGCCGTCACCGCAGCCTGACTGGAACTGGAAAACGGATTCTGCGCGAGTTCCCACAGATAGTGTTTGTTTGCTCCACCTGCCATAACCTACCTCCTTACGCCGCGCCCTTAATCAGACCAAGCTCAACAAGGTCGGTCCGAATCTGATTAAGCAGCGTGGTGTTCGCTGCAACAACAGCCGCGATAGTCGTGGTAGAATGGGTGGTGGTGATCGCCGTTACAGCCGCCTGATTGGAACTCGCAGGCTGGTCGCACGGGGTCGTGCCGAAAAAGCCAACTTTTTCAGTGGACGCAGTACCAATCTGGCACCCATCCGGTCGGTTGGTTCCGATAACATCATAATCTGCCATTACTTCACTCCTTGTGGTAGCCCCGGCGAACCGGGGCGGTTAAACTATCAGCCGATCACCCTGCATCCAAACTCCGGTCTTTGAGCCAAAAAGCCAAAGAATACATCGAGTCGCATCGGGTAGTTCGCTGAGTTAATGTCATACTGACGCAGGATACGAATGTTAATGCCGTCCTGAGCCATCTGGGACTTAAAGGAAACGTCACTCGGCATCTCAAGGTTAGCGGTAGCAAACGTATAAGCTTCAGGATGGAAAACCAGGTTTTCGGGATACGCAGTGGAAGCCGTACCAACCATAGTTACCGTAGCGCCGTCAACGGGGAAGGCGTCAATGTTCTGTTTCGCACCAGTCGTGTACATAGCGGGAGAAACAGTCAGGGTGGCATCATCGCCAACAGCAGTAGCAGCAGTAGTGACTACAAACTGCTGTAACGCACCGGTTGTTTCCTTGGTTTCGGGGTTTACCTTGTAAACACCGCTAACCGTAAAAACATCGCCAGCGACATAGGTGCCGCCATCAACGCCGATGGTATCAAGCACGAGGGTAGTCGCGCCTTGGGCGGAGACGGTAGTCCCAACGAGGCCGGTCGTTCTGGTCCCACGGGTCAACTGCTTCACGTTCTGGCTCATGTACCAATCCAAGCCAAGAGCGCGACCCATTTTGCCGTTCATGTACTG